GGCCCGGGCTGGAAGACGACGGTTCCGACGTGCAACCAACGCTTGCAGGATCAGGGATTTTGACCCGCGAGTTCTGCCTGCGCGCGTTCGACCTGTGCAGGTTCGTCGCGGGCGTGTGCCTGGTGTGGATTGTGATCGACCCAACCGAAAAAGGAGACTGACATGGCAACCAAGATCGAGGCCGTGAAGGACTGGGCGCCGTGATCGGCTCCGGCTCCGGCTCCGGCTACGGCTACGGCTCCGGCTCCGGCTCCGGCTCCGGCTCCGGCTCCGACGACGGCTCCGGCGACGGCTCCGGCTCCGGCTCCGGCTACAGCGACGGCGACGGCTCCGGAGACGGCTCCGGCTCCGGCTACGGCGACGGCGACGGCTCCGGCTCCGGCGACGGCTACGGCTACGGCTACGGCTCCGGCTAGTGTTTTGATCGACCCGATCGTGGGCGTGTGCCTGGTGTGGATTGTGATCGACCCAACCGAAAAAGGAGACTGACATGGCAACCAAGAAGACGACGAAGCCCGAGTACGTGATCGTGAGGACCCGCAGCGCCGGTGCGTTCGCGGGCGAGTTGGCGTCGAAGCGCGGAACCGAGGTGACGCTGAACAGGGCGCGACGGCTCTGGTACTGGGCGGGCGCGTTCACGCTGAGCGGAGTCGCGATCGACGGGGTGGACGTAGAGGGGTCGAAGTTTGGCACCTTGGTCTCGGGTCACTATCTGACCGATGTGATCGAAGTCATCCCGGCCACCGCCGAGGCTCGCGCGAAGATCGAGGCCGTGAAGGACTGGGCGCCGTGATCGGCTCCGGCTCCGGCTCCGGCTCCGGCTCCGGCTCCGGCTCCGGCTCCGGCTACGGCTACGGCTACGGCGACGGCTACGGCTCCGGCTCCGGCTACGGCGACGGCGACGGCTACGGCTCCGGCTCCGGCTACGGCGACGGCGACGGCTCCGGCTCCGGCTACGGCTACGGCTACGGATCCGGCTCCGGCTACGGCGACGGCGACGGCTCCGGCGACGGCTCCGGCGACGGCTCCGGCGACGGCTCCGGCTACGGCTACGGCTAGTGTTTTGATCGACCCGATTCCCGGGCCGGTCGAAGAGCGAACGAACGACTGATGGAGGTTACCAATGTTCAAGAAAGCACTGATTCTGATTCTGGCAGGCGCGGCGCTGGCCGCATGCGGCGGCGAGCAGCCTTCAGACACTGGGACGGCGAAGGAAGATCTGGCGGGAACGTTCCTGCGCGGATTCGTGGTGACCACGGGCCAGATCACGGGCCAGACCTCGGTCTGCTACGACGAGGTCGTATCCGTTGCCGACAACATCAAAGCGCCGGCCGGGACGGGGAAGGGGACGATCAACAATTGCCACGTCTCCATCGTCACGGGTGCGAACTACAGCCTTATGCCTCTGAACGGTACGTCGGACGTCATCCGCGGGTCCTTCTATGGCGGAGCATGGACCTGCGACATGGGCAATCTGATCGCCTCGACGCCACCGTCTTCGACTCCGAACTACAACAGCTTCGTTAACTACATGGACGGGATTCTCCCGTATGCGCCTACCGATTTCTCGACCTTCGTCGGGTACCAGGGAGAAGCGTTCGGTGGAACCGGGGTGTGTACGTTCACCGGAGATCCGACCCGCTACAAAATCTTCAGCGTCAAGTTGCTGAACGGACATGGGGACGGCTCGAATCTCCTGTCCGCTCCGACCGCCACCACGAACTATGCGTACTTCGAGATTTCGATCGACGACGGCCCCGGTGGCATGAGTCAGCCGCACGATCGCCTCTACTTCTTGAGCAACACGCACAGTCCGTAGCTAGAACAGAGCATGCGCGGCTGCTGAGGCGCGCTGCTGGCGGGTAAGCCGCTGAACCACGAGGACGAATGGCAAGTCACCGAGGAGCGCATCCCGGTGGACCAGGGTTCGATTCCCTGGCGTGGTCCAAAGGGTCCGCATGCGAGCGCCGGCAATTATGCCGACCAGTCTAGGGTCGTGGTGGCACCTAGGAGCATGCGGGCCCCCTTTTTGTCTGGAGGGATCGATGGCGAAAACAGTGAAGGGCGAGCGCAAGGCCGAGAATCAGATCGTCGTGACACCGCGTCCGTTCCTGGATGCGATAGAGAAGCGGTTCGGGCCGATCGTGTTCGACCTTGCCGCGACCGCCGAGAACCGCGTCGGCCCGCTCTACTTCGGACCAGGGAGCCCAATCGGAGAGGATTCTCTGCTCAAGGATTGGCGGATCGGTAACCCAGGTGTTCGGTTTTTGAACCCGCCCTATTCCGACCGGGACCAGCCCATCTCGCTGTGGGCTCAACGCTGCGCCGAGATGCGCCGGCCGGCCAGTGGTCCGATCCTCCTGCTCTGCCCCGCCGCCGTCTGCACCGTGTGGTTTAGGACCTGGGTTGCCCCCCACGCCTACGTCCTGGAGTTGTACCCGCGGGTGTTCGGCAGGGAGATCAGGGACTGCATCCTCGCCGTCTACGCCCCCGAGGGCTACCTCGGACGGACGACGTGGGACTGGCAGGATGACTTCGCCGGCAAAATGCCGGGCTAACTTTCAAGTCAGGAGGAACGAATGAGAAACGACATCATCGAACAGGTCGAGAAGGCACGGGTACTCTGGCGCGCGTACATGGAAGCCGACCAGGCCGAGGAGCGCGCCTTTGAATCCAAGAAGCGCGCCGGGGAGTCCATCCAAACGGCCAGAGACGCCAAGTGTCGGGCATACACCGACTGGAGAGCGGCGATGAACGCCATTTGCCAGGGCATCGCTGACGAGGAGAAAAATGCCGTACCGCGACGGTGACGAGGTCGAGACTTTCCGCAACGTGGTGGTGGTGGACAACCGCCCCGCTGAGAAGCAGAAGGTCAGCGTCAAGTGCCGCTTCGCCGACGGCGTGGAGCGGTTCGTCTCTCGGCAGTGGGTCCCGAGTTACCAGGAGTTCCCGGACGACGGCTCGAACTTCGAGCTGGAGGTCTCCAGCTTCATGGTGGGCCTTTGGGTCAAGAACGACTCCGAGCCGAAGCAAAGCGTCAAGATCGCTGATGTCGTCTGCCTCCGGGAGAGCCGGGAGACGATCGAGGTCCCGAACCCCCCGAAGGGTACCGTCACCCGCCCCAAGGCACTCCAGGTCAGGCTCCCCACGGGCGAGGAAGCCTGGTGCCCCGGGAAGGGCATCCTCCCGGACTCCCCAGTCCGAGCGGACGGCGACCGTGGGGAGCTTTGGCTTGAGCCCTGGTGCGCGAAGATGAAGAACTGGGGCGCTGGGGTTCAGGCGGCGGCAAACGGGGCACCAGCGCGAAGCCAGGACGCCCAGCGCGAAGCCAGGGGCATCGCGGACGACCTCCGGGATGCCGTGGAGTCACTCGATCTCGACAAATTGCCATTTTGATGGGCTCGCCGCTGAAGGCCGTCTGCCTGTACGGCCACCCGTTCATTCCCGAGAACATCCTGTGGCAGTGGAAGCGGTACTACGCGAAGGGCATCGGCGAGTGGACCCGGTATAGGCGCCGGATCTGCCGCCGATGCTTCCGGCTCCGCAAGCGCCTGTCAGCCGAGCGCCGCCGCCGTCAGCGCGCCTGACGCTTCACCCGCCGCGCTTCCCACTGTCTGACGCCGGACACCCGTCGCTCCTGCCAGCCAGCGGCCAGAAGGTACTGCCTGATCTCGCGCCTGAACGCCGTGGACGTTGGGCGCTCCCCGAGGACCTTGGCAACCGCATCCGTGACGAGCTGGGCCTGGATCCACTCGTCCTTTCCGCGCTCGAACCCTGCCGCCAGGACGGCTCCCTTCCATTGAACCCGGCGCTTGAATTCTGAGAGCAGGAGCGCGGCGACCTCCTCCGGTGAGAGCGTCACTCGCCGGCCGCCGCTTTCTTTCGTGCGATGTCGGCGTCCGCGGCTGCCTTCCACTGTAGGTAGGGGACTATCGAGATGGGGGCGATCTGGAAGTTCCCCCGGTCCCACATCTCGTAGGGCTTCAGAGCAGACGGGTAGGCGTAGCTGCCGGCGAGGACCACCTCGACGACCATGTCCGCGTCCGTTGGAACCTCGGTTGATCCTGGAAGTTGAGATGACAGCCACTCCCGACTGGGAGCTTTGCGAAAAACCAGCATCCCTCCGATCTCCTCGGCTGGAAGTGGACCATCGACAAAGGTTCGAGCAGGGGCGCGTGGGTTCATCCAGGTTTCCTCCGTGCGGGGCGTTAGTAGTTCGTGTAGTTACAAGAATTGCACAACTACGATTCTCTTTGTACCCTGAATTACACGATGCCTTCGTCGTTTCATGACTGGCTGGCTCCGCGCTGCTCCTGCTTCGAGTGCGCCGCGAAGCGTGCCAACGACGGCGTCGAGGTCCGCATCCGTTCCTTCATAACCCTCGAAGCCGCTCCTCCCCGGGCGATTATCCAGTTCGGTGACACCGCATTCTTCGAAGGCGACACTGACCCGAGCGCGATGCCCACCCGCCGAAAGCGGTCTCCTCGCAAGTGAAAGCGCCGTCGGCAAAGCTGACTGCAGCGTGGGCTAAGCGCCTTGCGCAATCAGGCTTTGACGATCTGGAGGGCTCCGATCGCGACGCGCCGTTGTCCAACCGCGGCAAGCTTCACTCTGCCGGCGGCCAGGGCTTTCGGCAGAACGCCACCCCCAAGACCGCAGACTCGGCGGTAGGGGACGTCGGCGAGGACATGGTGGCTCTATCCCTGCGCGTCGAGCACGGCTCCGCGTGGACGACGTGGGCCCTCGGGGTCCACCGCTCGCTCTCCCGGTCCTCGGCTCGCCAGCGGCTTGCCCGGCGCATCTGGGGACGCTGGGCGAATGGCGAGTCTATGAAAGCCATTTCCCGGACGCCGGGGTTCACGTTCCACCAGGTTCGGGAATCGATCATTGAAACGACAGAGAAGGAGAAGCGCAGATGCGACCAGGACAGAAACCACCTTCAAGCAATCCGCCAGATGCCCGACCAACAGCTGACGGCGCTTCTGAGGGCGGCGCTGGCAGTCCTCTCTCGACGCTCGGGCCCCAGCCGCTCCGTCAGCATGAATCAGACGTAGCGATGGCCCTGGCGCTCGGGATCGTTCTTGAGCACCTGACAGCCGTCAAGACCGGGAAGAAAGAAGGGCGGTACCAGCCGCCCCACGACTTGAAGGCGACACTTGGCGTGGTCAAGGTAATGGGCTCGCTCCCGGGCGTCCGAGGCCAAAGCGCACGGGAAGTGAAGCGCCGGGTTCGCGAGGCGACGACGGAGGAGTTGCTCGAAGAAGCCTCGAAGCATCCCGAGCTGGCGGACGCCCTGGCCTCTTTGGAGGAGCCATGAAGAGGATCGTCGTCCTTTCGAGCGACAAGGAGAAGTGCGCGGGCGGCGAGCGCGGGACCTTGGAATACACGATCGTTCGCGCGGGCGGCCCTGATTTTGCCGCCGAAGGGCGGCTCATCAACGGCGAGTTGTGGATCTACGACAGGTTCGCACCCGCGGATGGATTCCGCTTCGAGTTCCCGCCGAAAACCATGAAAGCGGCGGCGCTCATGGCCGTTACGTTGGTCAGGAAAAACCCATGACCGACTTCGAGATAGTCATGAATGATTTCCGTCCTCACCGTTGGGACTCCCACTCCCTGCGAGACCACGGCAAGATGTTCCAGTGCGCCGGCTGCAAGGGGTTCGTCTTTATGCTCACCGGCGAGACTGACCTGCCGCATGGATGGTGCGGCGTTCCCGAGCTTGGCAGTCAGTGGAAGGTTGGCGACAAGGTCGGAACTGTCATCATGATCGACTGGGTGCACAAGAGTTTTCGGCTCATGACGATGGACGGGCCACGCCGGGTTCAATTGACGTTCAACTTTGGCGAGGGGAAGTTGGCATGACCCCGCGCTATCTGACGGCGACGGACGCCGGAATCGTGGTCGGCCTGCTGATCATGGGGTTTGGCTTGATCCTCGCCGCCGCCCTGAAGTTCTTCGCGAACAAGTCACGCGAGGAGTACAGGCTCGACGCCGAGGCAATGGAGGAGGGGCGCTTCCTCGAAGCCATCGAGAACGAACGGCGCCTGTACCTGCCGGCGGCTGAGGCCGAGGTCGAGCTGTTCCTGGATCCGCACTGGAAGCCTGCGAAGGCATCGGCGCAGCCGTCCTTCGTGGAGGAGCGTCCATTTGGGCAGGCAGTCATTGATTATCGTCGAATGCGCCGCGAGGAGGTCATCAAGGCCCGTGCCGAGGAGTACCGGCGCAACGACGGCGCTGACCTTGAAGCCCACGATCCTGCGCGAGAGAACTACGCCGCTGCCAGTGCGGTCGAGCGATCTGACGAGGACAACCTCGCGTTCATGGAGCAGCAGGCGAACGACCTCGACGTGAGGCGCCGCGCGCAAGCCGCGCTCGCAAACCAACGGAACGTCGATGCGTTGGCTACCGCCCGGATGTACCAAAACCAAACCCCGTACATGCCGGGATATTGCACCTACAGCAAGATGAATTGCCCGATGAGGTCTTTCTGCCAGTTGAGGCACACCTGGTGAGCGATCTGCTGCTCTTTGGGCTCCGGATGGGCGAGGAGACAGACCGCGCGTTCATCTACGACTCGTGGCTTCGCTCCTACGAGTTCCAGGTCGGGGACATCGCCGCCGACGCGAAGACCTGCAAGACGTGTGGGCGCACCCGTCGGCGTGACGTGTCCGGGGGCCACGCCAATTCAGAGATCGCATCCCGCGACTACTGGTCATTCCAGCGCGGCAGGATCAACAGGCTCCTCGACACGACGGCGGCGGTCATCGTCGCCTATCCCGAGGGGACGCCGTCGGTGATCGCTGGCTGGGCGTGCGTGGACAACGATCCCGAGGTCGTCCACTACGTCTACGTGCGCGAGTTCTACCGGCAGAAGGGGATCGCCAGGCGCCTGATCGAAGGTCGCAAGATTTGCACGCATTTAACCGACAGCCGGCGCCCGGATAGCGCCACGGCGTGGAAGCGGAGGATGGGGATGCGGTATCTGCCGTACCTGTTTGATTTATGACTGTCTGGTACGCGCAGCCGAAGGGGATCATCGAGATGCGCCGGATCGGCTGGCTGTTCGTACTGGCCTATTCGTTCGATGAAGAGCCCGATGTCCTGTTGAGTTGGGCCGAAAAATGGAGAAGGAGCTGGACATGGCAAACGGACGAAAGACCGAACTGAAAATGCCGGTGGGCGAGAACTGGGACAGCAAATCAGCGGGCGTCAGGGACCAGATCGTGAGCAAGCTCAGCAAGTCGAAACTCGACAAGGAACTGGCGGCGCTGAACGAAGAGTTGAAGGGCGCGAGGCTGAGGAAGGTCCTGAAGCGCCTGGAGAAGAAGAAATGAAGTACGTACTGGCCATACCCCTCATCTACTTCGGCATTTGGTTCATCGGCGACTGCGCGATCGTTTCCTGGTACGAGGGGAAAATCTTTCTTCGAAGCATCCGGTTCCATGCCACGGTGGCCATGAATTACCTGCGAGGTTTGAAATGGAAGTTAACAAGTACCTGCGCGACTGTCCGTACTCCAAGGTGGACGTCTACCGCGTCCTGGAGATTTTCCAGGTCACGAGCCCGGCGATCCAGCACGCCGTCAAAAAGCTTCTCTGCACCGGCATCCGCGGCGGCAAGGACTTCGACCAGGACCTGGAAGAGGCCATCCAGGCGCTGACCAGGCTCCAGGGGATGCGCAAGGAGGACGTCGACCGCGCGATTTTCGAACGTCAACAGCCGCCGTCCGCTCGCTCTGATCCGTCACCCGCTCAGATAGCCGAATTGCAGTATCGGACCACCGCGCTCATCAACACCAAGTGATCGCTCTCCCGTCCATCCCGCCGACCACCGCCGCCGGCATCGCGACGCTGATGGCGCAGACGCGCGTGGTCTCGCGCGCCTCTGCCGTGAAGCAGACGGTGACGCTGGCCCAAATCGCCGATGGACACGGGCCCCAACTTGAGCTGATGGAGCGGTGCGCAGAGCTTGCCGAGGATGGCACGTTCAAGCACCGCAACGTCATCGCCATCGCCTCCCGTCGCGCCGCCAAGTCGACATCGATCTGCGGAATCCTGGCGACCGACGGCTCACAGTACGACGGCGTCCAAATCTACTTCGGCAAGAACAAACCGGCTGTTCGCCTCAGCATCTGGACGAAGGTCTGGAAGCCGTTCCTCCGGAAGCACTTCGGCCCCCCGGGCGGCAACTACAGCCTGAACGAAACGTCGATGGTGACGACGTTCCTGTCGGGCGGCATCGTGGCGTTCACGGGAACTGACGACGTCTCACACATCGAGAACTACCTCGGTAACAAGCTGCGCCGGGCCATCCTCGACGAGGTCCAGAGCCAGCCGTCTCGCGTCCTGAATCCCCTGATCGACCGCATCCTTCCGCCCGCTCTTTCGGATGTCGGCGGTCAGATGATCCTGGCCGGCACGATCCCCGATGTCCCTGCCGGCGAGTTCTACGAAATCTGGATGACGGGCGAGGGCTGGCTCAAGCGGAATTGGAGCCGCTTCGAGAACCCGCACCTCGGGACCGTCGAGCACCAGATGAAGGAACTGGGCATGTACCTCCGGGCCTCCAAGCGCAAGATCGACGACCCCCTTGTCCAGCGCGACTGGTTCGGGAAATTCGTCTTCGATTCGAGCGCGACCGCCTATCAGTATGATCCCTCGAAGAACGCCTATCTGCCGGTCGAGCCGCCGTGGTTCGACGAGTGGCTTCGCCAGTTCGAGGGCGATCTTGCCTTCCCGAATATCCACCGGACGATCGAGCCCGACGACGGGACCGCGCGGCACGGCATCATGGCGGCCACGCCGCTCCCCGGGATCGAGGTCTTCGCCTGCGCCATTGACCCGGGCGCCGGTGACAGGTTCTCGGTTGTCGTCACCGGCTGGGGAACAGGGACTCAGTCAGTCCAACAGGTGTTCGAGTTCTCGGGCCCGCGGAATGCGAACTTCTCGTGGTCGATGATCGATCCCATCCGCCGGGCGATCCAGGCCCACTACGCGCCGTCCTGGTGGTTCTATGACGCCGGTGGCTCGAAGGTCGTCCTCGACACGTTCGTTGGGGATACCCAACTCCCGGCCCTCCAGCCGGCGAAGAAGGCTACCGCCGTCCGGCACCAGGTGGCCCGCGTCTCGGACATCGCCCGGAAGGGCTGGCTCCAGATCATGAGCGGATCGGCGCTGGAGGAGGACCTCCAAAAGTGCCGATGGGACCCGGGCGCCCGCGCCAAGATGGAATGGAAGATGTCCACGACCTGGCACCCCGATCCGGCCGACAGCTTCAGGTACACCCTGGAGGCGTACTTCGACATCTACGACGCGCCCGAGAAGGAGAAGACCGACGAGGAGCGCGACCGCGAGAAGCACGACAAGGACGTGCGGCGCGCGTCCGCCCGGCGGATGGCCAACATGCTCCCCGAGGACGCCGACGAGATGTACGCCCGCCAGGACGAAGCCGAGGGAGATGGAAGTGGGCAATGGTAGGGATCCTCGGGATGCTCCCCGGGTACCGCGCGGTGCCATGGGGGGCGCCGGCCAGCCAGATGTCGGGGACCATCGTGATCGGGTGGCTCCGTTGGCGCTGGAAGACGAAGCGGTGCCTCCGTCGGGGCGTGGCATGCCACGGGATTACGCGGGCGGTTGATCGCCTCGTCGGCAAGGAGTGATCCAATCGGTCTGGCCCAGGTATGGATTCGAAACGGCTGAAGCCGATCCTGAAGGCCCTGCGGGAGGCAAACGTCGCGAAGTTCACGCTTGGCGACATGATCATCGAGTTTCAGCCACCGATCCCGCCTGAATTCGTCGTTTCCGGTGAGGAGACCACCCCGAACCAGGACATGATCCTGCCGGACGGGATGTTCGACCCCCGGGCCAAGCTCGCTGAAATCAACCGCAAGGTCAGCCAGTGAGCAAGGTGACCAAGACGGCTCGGGGCTCCAAGCCGATTGGTCTTGGCCAGTCGAACGAGATCAAGACCTTCGACTTCTCGGGCGACGCCCTCAACCAGGGCCCGGGCCCGCGCCGCTGGTGGGACATCGACGAGATGTCAGGTGGCCTCGGGAGCGCCCCGAGCGGTTCGAACAAGACCGACCAGGACTCGGTCGAGAATTCGATGGCCGCCGCCATGGTGAACGCCGCCCGGTTCATCGAGAAGAGTCCCAGCGAACAGCTGCGCTACGACCTGAACCTGCTGTACGGCTCGCTCTACGAGGGGCGCGAGCTTACGAACCTCTACCAGTACGGGGGCCAGTCGATGGTCACCGGCGGCGGCGCGAACGTGGGGCCTGGAGCCGTCGGCCAGATCACCTGGAACGTGATCCGCTCTGTCGTGCAGACGGTGGCCTCCCAGGTATCGCGCAGCCGCCCGCGCGCCCGGTTCATTACCAGCGGCGGCTCGGGCAAGCAGAAGCGCCGGGCCAAGAAGCTGACGACGTTCTGCGATGGGCTTTTCACGGAGGCTCGGGTCTACGAGAAGACCCAGCAGGCGTTCATCTGCGCCGGGGCCTTCGACATCGCCGGGATCCAGGTCTTCCGCGAGCACGACCGGGTCGCCGTCGAGCTGGTCCGAGCCGCCGAGATCATGATCGGCGCGAACGACGGCATCGACGCCAAGCCACGGGCCATGTACCGGCGCAAGTTCGTGGACCGCGGCGTCCTGATCAACAAGTTCGCGAAGGGGAAGGCAAACGAGGAGCGGCGCAACGCGATCATGTCGGCGCACAAGGCCGACCCTGTCGGTGACCAGTCAGGCTCCAACCTGGTCGAGGTCTACGAGGCGTGGCACTTGCCAAGCGGACCGGACGCGAACGACGGGTGGCACATCATGGCCATCGACGCCTCGGCGACCGGAAGCGGCGGCCGGCTGATGGTCGAGCCGTACAAGAAGAAGTACTTCCCGATCATCCTGTTCTGCTTGGATCCGGCGCTCTCGGGCCCCTACGGTGTCTCTGCCGCCGCGACGTTGCTCCCGATCCAGCTTGCGGTGAACGTGGCGCTCGACCGCATCGCACGGGCCCAGCACCTGGCCTGCCGCCCCGGCGTCTGGGTCCCTCTCGCATCGAAGGTCGCGAAGGGGCAGATCACAAGCGCGGTCGGCGCGGTGAACTACTACGCCGGGCAGACGCCGCCGACGTTCTACACGCCCCAGGCGATGAGCCCCGAGGTCTACCAGCAGCTGGAGCGTCATTTCGAAAAGGCGTTCTCCCTGTACGGCGTGAACACCTCGGTGGCCTCCGGAACCAAGGAGGCTGGAACCACGTCAGCCGTCGCCATTCGCGAGTCCCTCGACGTGCAGACGGCGCGCTTTGCGGTGCTCTCCCAGCGGTGGGAACAGCTTCACCTCGACATCGCCAAGCTTGCGATCGACGTGGCGCGCGACATCTACCTCGACAACAAGGAGATGATGGTCTCGGCGCCTGGGACGGCTCTCCTCGAATCGATCGACTGGAAGGACGTCAACCTCGAAGAGGACGAGTACGTGATCCAGGCGTACCCGACCTCGCTCTTGCCGACGACCCCCCAGGGGCGAATCGACCGCGTCAACGAGCTGGTGACCTCGGGAATCTGGAGCCCGAAGCGCGGCGAGGCGGCGCTCGACGATCTCGACATCGAGACGGCAATGTCGGCCGACCGCGCGGCCGAGAAGAACGCCGAGCGGATGTGTGAGGCGATGCTCTACGACGGCGAGTATGAGGGGCCCGACCCGACGAACGATCTGGTGGCCTGCCTGAAGATCGGGAGCCAGTACCTGGACGAGGGGCGCGGCGACAAGACGACCCCGCCGAAGAACCTCGACCTGCTCTACCGCTTTCTGGACGACGTGGCTGCACTGCAAGCGGCTCTCAATGCACCGCCGCCGGCCCCGGGCGCTCCTGCCCCCGGTGGACCTCCCCCGGGTCCTGGCGGCCCTCCTGGTGCGCCGCCGCCGATGCCACACCCTGCGCCCCCCCCGGGGTCACCACCCGGGCCTCCTCCCGCTCCGCCACCGGGGCCACCGGGGCCCCCGCCGCCCCCGCCGGCAGCCGCGCCGCCCCCGGCCTGATCGAACTGGCCCCGGTAGCACCGGCGCCAATCCTCGGTGTCTTGGCCATGGCGGGGCGCCCCGACTCAGGGTCGGTGCGACGGGGTAGGTTTAGGGCCCGATCGGACGTCTCCCCGATCGGGCCTTTGATCTGTCCGTTGCGATCGGGCTGGCCCCGGTATGGCCAACCCACAAAATCAGCCCACACCGGCCGCGCCCGAATCGGCGCCGGCCAAAGTCCCCCTCACCCTCGAAGCCCTCATGGAGCGCATCGAGCGCGCCGAGGCCGAGAACGCCGCCCTCAAGGAGAAACTCGAAGCCGTCCCGAGCGGCCTTCCCCTGACGCCTGAGCAGATCGCCGCCCTCCAGGCTGACGCCTTGGCGGCCGGTCTCCCCGGCAACCAGGTCCGCCCGACCATGGGCCAACTCCATAAGGCCACTGGCAAGGAGATCTTCAACGGCTCTCGCCCCACCGGAAGGGCTGGCTGACCCATGGCCGACGAGAGCGTCACGCCAGTCCCCGAGGTCATCCCGGTTGGTCCGGGCCGCAGCGACAACCCGGTGCAGTTCCCGGGCGGCTTGCAGCCGGTGCCCGCGCACGTCGAGGTCGATCCGCCCGTCGCCGACATCCCTCCGGCCTCTCCGCCGCCCGTGACGGTGCCGCCCGAGTCCGATCCTGAGCCGGCGCCGTTCTTCGACCGACAGTATCCGACAGGGGCGCCTCAGTGAGCGCCGCCGCTGGTGCAGCGGCAGTCCAGGCTCCGACCCCGGATGCCGGCGCCGTCCCCGACGTCGACGCAGCCGGCATCGAGTCAGGCGATGGGCCGTCCCTGGAAGACATGGCCGCGATTATGGACGAGTCTGGCGGCGAGACGCCGGCCGCGCCCGCTCCAGTCGCCCCTCCGGTTAAGGGACCGGCCACCCCCCCAGCCGTCGCCGCCGCGCCCAAGGCTCCCGAGGAGCTTCCCGGTGAGGAGCCGCCCGCGCCCGCGGTGGACGTGGCCAAGGAGGCCGACAAGCTCCGCAAGGGCTGGGCGGCGCTGGCTCGCGACAAGGAGCAACTCGTCGCGAAGGCCCAGCAGTTGACGTCCGAGATCGAGCGCGTCAAGGCGTACGAGAACAAGGCGAAGTTCCTCGACACGCTGCCGGAGAAGATCGCCGCCAATCCCATCGCGTTCCTCGAAGCGAACGGGGTCAGCGTCGACGATCTCCTGAACCGCGTGATCGAGGCCGAGAAGTCCCCGGTCGAGCGCGAGATCGCCCAGCTCAGGGCCGAGCGCGAAGCCGAGAAGAAGCGCGCCGCCGATGAGCAGAAGAACGCCGCCGCGCGCGCCGAGCAGGAGAAGAACCAGCGGATCATCCAGGAATGGCAGCAGCGGAACACGTCGTTCGCGAGCACCAATCCCGACCGCTACGACATGATCGTGGCGCTTGAACAGGGCGAAGCCGTCCATCAGACGTGTCTCGCCTACCACGCGAAGCACGGCGTGATCCTCGACCCGGCGACCGCCGCCGACTACGTCGAGAAGGGTCTCCGCGCGGGGATTCAAAAATCCAAGTACCTCAAGGGTCTTCTGGCGTCGAGCCAGCCGAAGGCTCCTGTTCCCGCTCCAAAACCGGCTCAACCCAGCAGCACACCCAAAGTCGCCCCCAAGCAAACGGGCAGTACTGTCACGCTTTCGAGCGTGGCGACCGGAGACTCGGCGCCATCGGCGAACGATCTTCCGGCTGATTCCGATGCACGAATGGAAGCGGTCCTCCGCGAGATGCACGCTGCCGGCGAACTGCCGGATCAGTGGCGCGTCGGCTGAACCCTTCCACCTGACCCAAGGGGAAATCGACCATGACTACCGGCGCAAATAGCACCACCGGCGTGAACTTTCTGAAGAAGTTCTACACGCCGAACTTCATCGTGAACACCGTCTCCGGGAAGGCTTCCCGCCTTTTCAATCTGATCACCCACAAGACCAACGGATCGGGGAAGGACTACAACTTCCTGTCCGTGGTCGGCGACAACCCCTCGGGTTCGGCCGTCATGTCGAACAGCCAGAGCACCGGCACCGCGAGCATGCAGCAGGGCGTCCAGTTCGTGGTCCCGTGGTTCAACGACTACGAGACCCCGACCGTCGCTGGCGACTTGATCGCCAAGACCCGTAACGACCAGGGAGGTTGGCTCCCGGCCCTCAAGGCCGAAATGGATTCCTCGCTCCGGTACGCCGGGCACCGGAAGTCCATCGCCCTCTTCACCTCGGGTTGGGGCGAGTTGGGGCAGATCAGCGCCGCGCAGAACCTGACCCTCGCCGTCCTGACCCTGGCCGACCCGAGCGCGATCTACCGCTTCATTCCCGGGCAGCAGATCGTGTTCTCCGGAACGCTCAACTCCTCGCTGCTCCGCGGGAACGGCGACTTCCTGACGATCACCGGCGTGAACTACTCGACCGGCACGCTCCAGCTCTCTGCCGCGATCAACTCGATCGCAGCCGGCGCGGGTGGCGTGGTGGCCGTGTCGGACATCATTTTCATCAACGGCGACCGCCAGAACAGCGCCACTCCTTCTCTCCGTCGTCCGGTGGGCCTCGGCTCTCCTCTCGGTGGCGGGTGGGCTCCCATCGTCCAGCCGACCCCCGGTGAGTCGTTCTTCGGCCAGGATCGCACCCTGAACAGCTTCCTGACGAGCTTCTACATCGACGGGCGCTCTCAGCCCCTGCCGATGAGCTTCGTGCAGGCCGCGCAGACGACCTCCAGCATCGGCAACGCCGACACGCTGGTCGGTGTCTGCTCGCCGCGCCAGTTCTCGGTCCTCGCCAACTCGATGCAGGGACAGGTCCAGTACACCCAGATCACCGGCCGCGGTGGCGTGGCGTTCAAGACCATCATGGTCTACGCCGACGGCATCGAGCTGCCGGTCATCTCGGACAAGTACTGCGTGGACGGCGTCGCCTACGTGGGCGACCCGAAGACCCTCAAGCACACCTCGATCGGCGAGGCGCCGCACATCAACCACGACGACGGGCAGCAGATGGTCCGTCAGACCGGCGACGACGGCGTCGAGGTCCGCATCCGTTCCTTCGAGACGTTGACTCTCGAAGGCGCGGCTTCCTGGGCCACCATCCAGCTGGCCTAACCGGCTGACCTGACGGCGAGGGCTTGAGCAATCGAGCCCTCGCCTGACGGTCAACCATCCTCGAAATCGCCTCTCTGAAAGAAGGATCTTCACATGGCCGATCTTCCCAAGTACAAGCCCGACGGCGTCACGCAGACTCGCGTGTCTCGCCTCACCGGGTGGCTCGCAATCGGAGCGACCGGGGCCATTACGGGCCAGTCCGGCGTCTCCACCTCGACCTCCGGTGGTCAACTGTGCGGCGTCACCTGGAGCCGCAATGCCACCGGCGACTACCGCGCAACGCTCCACCGCGGCTACAAGCGGGCCATCCGTGGCGACGCCCAGATCATCGGGCCGACCATCGGAACCGCTCCCACGGGCTGCGTCGACGCAAGCCTGATCATCCCGCCCGGCTGCTTCATCGGCTCGACCCCGGTGGCGGCGACCGGACAGGTCGGGATCACGACCATGTCCGCCGCGGGGGCCCTCGCTGACCCACAGAGCGGATCCATCGTCAGCTACGACATCGAACTGGCGGACATCTAAGCCATGGGCATGGACAGCAAAAAGCTCGCGCTCGTGATCGCGGGCGGCATGCCGCCGCCTAACAGGCTGAGGCCAGGTGGGAGCATGAAGTTCGGCGAGGACGGTGGCGGAGACGATCCCGGCTCCGACGATGCGACCGAGTCACCGCAGGAGGACCAGGACGAGTCCGAGAGCGGCGAGACCGGCGGCGGGAAAGCGGCTCTCAAGGCTGCCTTCGACGCCATGAAGACCGGCGACATGAGTGCGGCGTGGGATTCGTTCTGCGACGCCATCGACATCGCCAAGAACCGCTCGAAGCCGAGCGGCAACGAAAAGGGCGGCCCGTACTGATTGACCTTGCCCGCTCTCCTGGCTGACCCCGGGAGAGCGGCTTTTTACGTTCGGAGGCACCTTGACAGTCACCCTGGCTCAGATTCGCGGACAGGCCCAGGACATCTGCGACTTCGTGAACAACCCGCAGGTAGGGACCCCGACCTGGACCCAGTGGACGAACGACGGCATCGAGAAGCTGTACCGCATCGTCATCAAGCTCTCGACCGGCGCATTCGAGACGTCGGCTGACGTGACCCTCTCCTCCGCGACGAACCTGATTCCGAAGCCTGCTGGGTTTCGACGTCTCCTCGGCTTGACCCTGGATCCGACGTCCCCGGGCATGCGCCGCAGCCTTCCGAAATACAACAAGGGGAACCGCGACGCCTACGGGACGCTCGGCCCCCGCCGATACCGCGTCCTCGGCGACTCGATCTCCGTCGAGCCCTTCCAGCTCGCCGCCGGCAACTACCGGATCTATTACGTCGCCGGCCCGAACAAACTCGTCGCCGACAGCGACACCATGGATCCCGTCCTCGCCGACTACGTTGACTACGTCGTGACCTGGATGTGCATCAAGGCGCTCGGCAAGGAAGAGAGCGACAATCGCGATCTGTACGTCGAGCTTGCGAAGATCGAACAGGACGTGATGGAAGCCTTCGCGATGATCGACGGCGACGATTCCGACACCATCGTCGATGACGACGACCGCGGGCCAAGCGTCTGGACTGTGCCGTAGCATTTTTCCATTTGTCCGCTATCGTCATCGCCCAGTACGAAGGCGCCGCGGTCCCGTAGTCCCGATCCCCTTGGCCAGGGTATGGCCAGCATCGGGGCTCGCGCGTAAATGGCTCGCAAGGGCATCTACAACCGCGTCCAGGTCCCAAACGACTCCGATCTGTCGCGAGTCCAGGACGCGATCGCGAAAGCCTTCAGCCAGCTCTCCGTCGACGACGATCTGGTCAAGGCCCCGATCACCCCGGTCGCTTCGACCGCGAAGCTGGCCAACGGCAGCACGATCATCGTGTTCACCGGGAACACGGCTCAGATCATCACGCTCCCGCTCGCCAACTCACAGGGACAGGGCGTCGGGCAGGTCGCAATCTTCTCGAACGAGTCGGCGGCCACCACGACCCTCGCCGCGCCGGGCAGCAACACGATCAACGGGGCCACGACCCTCGGGGTAGCCCCAGGGACCACGGTCCTCGCCACGAGCGACGGGCGCTCGAAGTGGCTCGCCATCTCTGGCCCGGGCGGCACGGGCGGCGGCGTCGGCCCGACCGGACCACAGGGCAACCAGGGCCCTCCGGGGTTCGGCCAGGACGCCGACGAGCCCGAGGGCCCTTGGCTGGTGCCTGGGCGAACCGGGAACACCGGGGCTACAGGGAACACCGGACCACAGGGCAACCAGGGCCCTCCGGGGTTCGGCCAGGACGCCGACGAGCCCGAGGGCCCTTGGCTGGTGCCTGGGCGAACCGGGAACACCGGACCACAGGGCAACCAGGGCCCTCCGGGGTTCGGCCAGGACGCCGACGATCCCGAGTTCCCCATGATGATCCCGGGTCCCCAGGGGCTTGTGGGCCCGACCGGCCCCTCCGGCCCCATCGGACTCCAGGGGTTCGGCCTCCCGGGCCAGGACGGCGAGGACGGGGCGGACGCCATTCCGATCCCCGGGACGCCCGGCGCCCCCGGCCTGATGGGCCCCGCAGGGCCCCAGGGAGCGCAAGGGACGCCCGCGCAGGACCCGGACGACCCAGAGGCCCCAATGTTCATCCCCGGGCCTCCTGGCGCAAATGGCGCGCCCGGGGCCATCGGCCAGACCGGCCTCGGGGTCTACATCCCCTCCCCCGACCCGGACGAGCCCGAGGCCCCTTGGCCGGTTCCCGGGCCCATCGGGGCGGTTGGGCCGGTTGGGCCGGTTGGCCCCATCGGCGGCCCTGGCCTGCCTGCCGCCGATCCTGACGAGCCCGAGATGCCTTGGCTGGTCCCAGGCCCCCAGGGCCCGGGCGGCGGCGGCACCGTGACCATCGACCAGGTCAAGATGATCGTGGGTCTCCGCGGGTGATCGTCCTCAACACCACCTCGGACGTCATCCGGGTCATCACGGGCTCAGCCGCCGCCGTCGACGTCCATGTGACCTACGTGGACAACGTGGCGTCGGTGCCCTACCTCGCCGCTCGCCAGAACACCGCGATCTCGGTCGCGGCGACGACCACGATTCTGTCCTCCCCGGGAGCATCGACCCAGCGGCAGATCAAGGTCGTGACCATCGTCGCCAAGGGCGGCACGAACACCATCACGATCCAGTTCTTCGATGGGACGACGGCCTACCTGCTGTTCGGCAATGGCCTCGCGCTCGGGACTGGCGAGACCATCGAGTACGAGGACGTGACCGGCTGGCGGGTGTTCGACGTGAACGGCCAGATGAAACAGTCGAATTTCTCGCCTGTTCAGCTGACCGGGAACGTGATCGGTGGCCCGTCGTCCGGGACGGTGGCGACGACCGTTGTCTCCCTACCGAACGATACGGAGTGTCTCGGCGACCTGTTGGTCGACGCCATCCCAGCCCCGGCGTCACCGGCGGCCAGCAAGCTTCGCAAATACTACGACTCGTCGACGTTGGCCCCGAATGCCAAGGACTCAGGCGGCAACGTCTTCGTCATGCCGGCGGCGCTCTCCGCGGCTCTGACATCGCAGTGGGTGACTTTCATCAGCTCGGACGGCCACCAGCACACCCTTCAGCCGTCGTTCTCAGACATCTTTGGCGTGGCAGCGAATTCTCAGATCCCGGCGTTCACTGGCGACGTCACGAAGCCGTCTGGATCGGGAACGACGACCCTGGTCAACATCCCGGATGGAACGACCCAGGCCGGCAACATCAACGCCACCCTCGTCGCTGGGTATGCCCCTGCCTCTGGTGTCAACCTCTACGCCGACTCTGGATTCGGAGGATTCGCCGTCTGGCCAGCTGGAGGCGCATCGTTCACGCAGATCACGGTCTCCATAAACCAGTTCGCCGCCGCTCACCAGTTCATGAACGGGTTCGGGAACAACAGCACATTCAACTTCGCGCAACCAGACTTCTCAGACCTCACCGGCACCGCGGCGCTCGCCCAACTTCCTGCCGTCCTGATCAATGTCCAGGTCCTGACGTCGGGCGTTGGCGCGACGTACACCCCGACCTCGGGGACAAAGGTACAGATCGTGGAAGGTGTCGGCGGCGGCGGCGGCGGCGGAGGCACATCAAGCACTGCCGGTGGCGCAGGCATTTCGATCTACGCCGGAGGCGGCGGAGGCGGCGGCGGCGGCTATTTTCGTCGGCGCTACACGATCACGACAACCGGAACCTACACAATAGGCGCTGCTGGAAGTGCAGGCGCTGCTGGAGGCAACGGTGGCAACGGTGGCAACACGACATTCACAGACGGATCGAATCTTTGCACGGGAAGTGGCGGCAGCGGCGGCGGCGGAATGGCGAGCGCCGCATTGATCACGGCTGGCGTAGCCAGTGGCGGCAACGGCGGAGGTTCGAGCGGCGGAAATGTGAATATCGGAGGACAGGGCGGCGGCGCCGGAGTCCGCCTTGGAGCTGGACTTGGCACTACATCAGGGACGCCGATCGGCGGACACAGTGGAGTCGGCGGGGCCTCCATCCTCGGAGGCAGTACGCAAGCTGCCATAAACGCAAACCTCTCCACCGTGAACATTGGGGGAACCACTGGATTCGGAGCCGGCTGCTCCGGCAATAGCCAGTGCTCAAATGTCAACACGGCATCGAGCACCGCCGCCGCCGCTGGTGGCGCGGGCGGAATCATCGTCTGGGAGTTCGCATGATCGTCCTCAACACCACGTCGGACATCGTCCAGATCACGACGACGACGGCGAACGCCATCGACGTACACGTCACCTACGTCGACAACGTCACCGCCGCTCCGTACACCTCGGCTCGCCAGAACACCGCGATCGCATCGTCCACGACGACCACCGTCCTCTCATCGCCTGCCGCGTCCACACAGCGCCAGTTGAAGGTCCTGACCGCCGTGGCGAAGGGCGGTGCGAACGCCGTCACGCCCAAGCTGTTTGACGGGACGACGACCTTCAACCTGTTCGGCAACGGAATTTCCCTCCTGCCGAATGAGACCCTCTCCTACGAGGACGCGCGCGGCTGGTTCGTGCTCGATGCCCTCGGCCAGGTAAAGCAGGTTGGCGCCACGGGCCCGACTGGCCCGACTGGCTCTCAGGGACTGACGGGGCCCGCTGGCTTCGCCTACGAGCCCGAGGAGCCGCAGGAGCCTCTCCTCCTGCGCGGGATCCAGGGCCCGGTCGGTGGCCAAGGTCCCCAGGGCGTGAACGGACCCCCGGGCGGGTTCGGCTCTGACGGCGACGACGGAGCCGACCCGATGATGATCCCGGGCGTCCAGGGATTGCAGGGTATCCAGGGGCCGACCGGAATCACCGGGTCCCAGGGCGCGCCAGGGTTCGCGGTCCCTGGTGCCGACCCAGAGGAGCCCGAGGCCCCGTGGGTGTTCGGCTCTGGGTTCACCCAACTGACTGGCCCGGTCACCGCTGGTCCAGGGGCTGGCCCCCAGCAAACGGCTATCTCCACGAACGCCGTGGCGCTGACGAACCTCGCACAGATCGCGACGCTGACGCTCCTCGGGAACAACACGGGCGGCACGGCGAACGTTCTGGCGCTGACGGCGGCTCAGGTGAAGACGCTCCTGGCAATCGCGTTCGGAGATGTCTCAGGGACGCTCGCCGCTACCCAGTTCCCGGCGCTCACTGGAGCTGTCACGTCTGTCGCGGGCGGCCTTGCGACGTCGGTTGGCACGATTCCAGGGCGGTACGTGGCAACCCAGGTGTTGACCTCTGGCACGACCTACACCCCGACAAACGGCACAGTGAACAAGCAGATCGTGAGGGGATGGGCCGGCGGCGGCGGCGGCGGCGGTGTGACGACGGTGGGCACGACGAACGCATTCGGCGGAGGCGGCGCGAGTGGGGGTTACTTCCAGCGCGTTTACAACATCACGACCACTGGCACCTATGCCATCGGGGGCGGAGGGAGCGCGGGGGCGAACACCGGCGGCACCGGCGGCACCGGCGGCAACACCACATTCACGGACGGAACGACCCTCTGCACCGCCAATGGTGGCCACGGAGGCGTCGGTATGACAGCCGCGAACACGAACTTGGTTGCGCTTGGTGGGGCGGCTCCATCTGCGAGCACCAACGGCAACGTCAATGGCACGGGCTCCCCGGGTGGCTACGGTTTCCGGCTTGTCGGCGCCGTCGCAGGCGATGGCGTCTCGGGCTTCGGGGCGAGTTCCGGGTTTGGCGGAGGCGGCACGGCGAAGAACGCCGGAGGCGCCGGGGCCAACGCGACGGGGTTCGCCTCCGGAGGGGGCGGCGCTGCGCAAGTAGCCAATTCAGGGGCTGCGGTCGGCGGCACAGGCTCGGCAGGCATAATCATCGTGGACGAATTCACGTAAGAACAGGAGACCCCATGGACCCCACTGTCACGATCCCAATCACCGAGTATGAGACCCTGATCGCCATCGTCTCGCGCCTGCGCTCCCTCCGGAAGCTTGGGCTAAAACACCGCTTCAACGCCGAGGGCAATCCTGAGTCGTATCCCGACACCGAAACCACCCCCCTCCAGCACGCCCAGGTGAACCTCGATCAGGTCATCGAGGCGGCCATGAGAGCCGGGTTCTGATCGGTCTGGCCAGGACATGGCAACAGCAAAATCCCGACTCGTAGGCCCGACCCAGGTGGCCACCGGCCCCACGACCGTCTTGACGGCTGGTGCCCTTGAACAGTGTGTCATTCAGATGATCATGGTCTCGAATCCGAGCGCCTCGGCCATCAACTTCTCGCTCTCGATCGGCGCCGACGCCGCCGCGACCCGGATCATCGGGACGAACGCGACGGTAGGCAATATCGCCGCGAACAGCGTCCAGCAGTTCTACGGGTCCTGGCCCGTCCAGCCGACTGAGATCGTGACCATCTCGGCGTCCACCGGCGCCGTCCTGGTCTGCGTGATCACCGGCGAGCGACGCACCCTCGGGTAAACTAGGGGCCAATTGTGGACCCTCACGACTCCCATTCCTCGCCGCCGGGGAACTTCCAGCAGATCCTGGAGGTGTTCCCGGTGGCGACCCCGACCGGCCTCAATGATCTCGTCACGGCGTGCATCGGGGCGACGTTTGCCGACCAACTCCTCGCCGTCGAGGTCTACATGGGGGGCGCCGGACTGATGCCTCCGGTGTCGTAAGCCAGTTGGGGGCGGGCCTCACAAAGCAGCTGATCCCGCTGTTCGTTGGCGGCGGTGTCGACACCAAGACGGATCCCCGTCTCGTCGGAACCGCTTCGAACGCCGTCGGTACCTCGACGCCGAACGGGGCCCTCCTCCAACTCGACAACATGTTCATGGCTCGCACCGGCGAGCTTCGGCTCCGGAGCGGGTTCAACAACTTCTCCGGGAGTGCCTACTCGTCTGGTGTCGGCGGATCCATCTACGGGATTTTCCCTGCCGGACAGGGAAAACTCGGCTGCTATTACCAGCAGTCAGGCGTTCGCCGTGGCGCCCAGTTTCACATAGGCGCCCTTCCGTGGGACTCGACCAGCCTTAGCTCCGTTTCGTCGGCCCTCAACCAGAACGGGATCATCGCTCCGCAAGGCGGAGTCTTCCCGATCGGACCTTCGAGCCCTGCTGACGTCAACGTTCGCGCCGTCGATTGCGCCTATGCCAACGGCTGGGTCATCTACGGCTGGCGGAACAACAACAACGACAATTTTTGGGCGGTCAACAAGCTGTCAGATGGGCTGTCACTCAATGGCGCGACGGTAGGATTCAGCCCACCATGGTCGGTCTCCACTGCGACGAACGCCAAAAGCACCGTCACCTCAGCCAACAATAAATACCTCGTCTATATCGCCCCGGAAGCCACGACCAACAAGGTCAAACTCCTGGTGACAGACGTGGTCGGGAATACCGTCTCCTCTGCCGTCGACGTCTCGACGTCGATCAGCGCCCCGATTGGCGGCGCGAACATCATCTGCGCGCGGGCCCGCGCCTCCGGCAGCAATTCCATCATCATCGCGTGGACGCTCGCTGCCGCGAACAGCGTGAAGGTGATCGAGTTCGACTGCTCGACGCTCTCCATCGTCACCTCGAACACGGTCACGGCGGACGCCTCCCAGACCATAGGCTGGATCGGCGACCCAACCGGACAGACGAGCTACTACCTCGCAGCCGCCGGAGCGACAAGTGGCGTCGTCGTCCGCCAGATCAATTCATCGCTCGCGGTCACGTCGATCGTCACCATTGACGCGACGGTTTCTGTCACCGTCGCGAACATCTGCGGGTACGTCACGGGCGCAAACTCCTATCGCTGTGTCTGGGATCGAATCGCATCCGGGACGCTCCCGGCTATCGGATGGAGCGACAGGATCATGTCCGGCACTGTGGCATCCGGTACGCTGACTCAAGCGGCGACCCAGTCAGGTCTTGGGTTCTCCATCGTCTCCGACGTCTTTGGGATCACGACAGCATCGGGCGACACGAATCAGTACATCGTCGCTGCGTTCACCTCTCCGACCCAGTCGACTTACGTTGTCCTGTGGATCGGGATGTCGACAGTCAACAACGACTCCGACCACGAATTCCGATTCGTCTCGTCCTTCTGCCAGGGAACCGCGAGCCAGGTCCGCCGCGGGACTGGTGCAAAAGCCTCGATCGCGATGATCAATGCGAATAGGAAAATGATCGTCCTGGAGCAGGTGACTCGGATTCCAGGCATCGGCGGGACCGGGGGGTATGCCTTCCAGCAGACGTCTGGACACCCGGTGAATTTCTTCGAGATCAATGGATATGCGAATGGCTTAGCCAACGTCCAGAACGGCCTTTACAATCCCGTCGAGATTGGCGGCACGACGTATCTCCCGGGCGGCTTCATGATGCAGGGTACGTCCGGGGCAAATCTAATTGCCGCTCAGCACGTGGTTTCGCCGGAGCCTGTTCAGTCGCTTATCGTAAACTCTGGGTCCGGCAATCTAACGCCGTCGGCGACCTACCAATATTGCTACGTCTACGTGTTCACGAATGCCGACGGATCGATCATCCGCTCCGCGCCCTCCGTCCCTGTGAGCGTCTCAACCGGAGTCGCCGCCAACTGGACGGCCAACGGAAACCTGATCTGCGAACGTTGGAACGGTCAATTCCAGGGCGATGGGGTCGCTACGATCGAGGTATATCGCGCCGGTGGAACTGCCGGATCTGTCACTTTCAACAAGGTTCTCACGCTCCCGAATCCGTCTGGGAATGACACGGTGAATTTCAATGACGCCGTCGCCGATACCGTCGCGGCAACGGGCGAGATTCTCTACACGACCGGCGGTGTCCTCGATAACCTGCCGGCTCCGCCATGCAAGCTGATGGTCGCTAACAACGGGCGTGGCTGGGTAGTCAATTCCGAGAACCCGACCGAGCTTTGGTTCTCGAAGCAGCGGAAGGTCGGCGAGGGGCTCTACTTCCATCCCCTTCTCCGCATCCTGATCACCGGCGACGGGTTCGGCGCGATCACTGGGCTATCCGCGATGGATGGCCGCGTGGTGGTCTTCAAGTCCAATGCGATCTACGTGATCTCGGGTGATGGCCCGGACGACACGGGGGCGGGCTCGTTCAACGTTCCCCAAGCCGTCAGTTTGTCGATGGGCTGCCAGAACCCGGCGAGCATCGTCCTCTCGGACGCCGGGATCTTGTTCCAGAACGAACAGGGGATTTTTCTCCTCGATCGCGGCTTGAACCTGACGTATATCGGCTCCCCGGTTGAGGCGTACACGTTCGCCGAGTGGATCGTCGGTGCATCTCTCGTCGATGCCTACACCCAGGTCAGGTTTGTGACCCCGAGCGGACGCTGCCTCGTCTACGACTACTTCCAAAAGCGGTGGTACTCGTGGCTCCTCCGGTCGGACACCAACGGGGTCATCTCTCCGGTTGTCGGCTGCGCCCAGGTCCCCTACAGGAACTGGGTCTATGCGCTGGCGGACGGGTCGATCTTCGAGGAGACGCCCGGTATCTGGCAGGACGTCAACGTCATCACGACGGCCATAATCCCGGTCATCCTGTTCCCCCAGGTCAACACCGGAGGGATCAATGGCTTCCAGCGCGTCTACTGCATGCAACTCGAAGGCGCCTACCTCGGGGATCACACGCTCCAGGTGTCGGCGGTCTACGACCTCGGGGCGAACACGGAGCCGACCAGGTCCCTGGCGATCACCAGCGGCCCGTTCCAGTACGAGGTGTTCTTCGCGAACCCGAAGTGCTCGACCATCCAGGTCCAGCTGACGTCGAACCACGCCGCCGGCTCCGGGGCGTTCATACTCACTGCGGCATCCCTCTGGGTCGGAGTGAAGCGCGGGAGCCAGTTCGCCGCGTCGAAGAGACTCGTCTGATGCCTATCGACTACGGTGATTCCCCCGAGGCGTTCAAGCGCAACATTCACACGCTTTCGAACGACAAGAAGCCCGACGGATCCCCTAAGTTCAGCCGGGCACAGATCGTGGCGATCGCCTATCGGGCGCGGCGCTCCAAGCGACCCAAGAAGTAGGGGCCTGATCGGGCTGGCCACGGTATGGCCGTCAACCAACCGCCGGTGAAGTCGCTACCCCGCACCGTCGCGTCCCCGCAGCCGATTTTTCCTTCAGGTACCTCCGGCGGAGGAACACCTGCGGCCACGTCTATGCCGCAGTCTACGGCCACATCTGGGGCCTATCCTGTCGGGTCAAAGTACACCCCCGGAAGCTTTACCTACACCTCCGGAACCGGAACGGCATACGGGCTCACCAAAGCAGATGCTGGGAACGGGAATTCATATTACGAATACCCGGACGGAAGTCGGACTCTCGTCGGACCCGACGGCACTGTGCTCGGCAACCAGGCGCCGAGCAGTCCGACACCTGGAGGAACGCCAAGTTCCACCGGGGGGCCCGTTCAGTACCCGCCGGGGTGGGACCCAACCAAGGGAACATCGGTCAACTCTGACGGGACCGTCAGGAATGCTGATTATGGAACCAACCCGGATGGGACAGTTTCGGCAAGCACCGCGCAGGGCGTGCAGCAGGCGCTGGCAGCTGGCTACCCGCTCAACAAGATCCAGGTCCCCGTCGTTTCCGATGGCTTCAACGGTGGGCCTCCGACGACGACCTACACCACCGCCGACAAAGGCGGAATCCTCGATCCGAACGACGGCAAGACCCACACCCTGAGTTCCACCGGAGTCGAAGGCGGAACGCCGGCACCGAAGAACCTCCTCGATGCACTTGGATCCGGCGTCCCCTTCGTAAGCCCTGTTCTCGCCGCCGGTACTGGACTCGTTACCGACGTCGCCAACAAAGTCGCCGGCCTGCTTCCCCCAACTTCCGGTGGATCTGGAGGCGCCGCTCCGACGGTGGCGAATGGACCGGCAATCTCTGCCGCGATCACGGCAGCCCAGAACCAGGCGGACGCCGCGCAGAACGCCGCCAACAACTATCAGCCGATCTCGTCGCCGACCATCGGCTACGTCCCCGCGACTCAGGCCGGTCACGCCACGGCTGGCGTCTCCCAGGGCTATGGCGCCACCGGCGGAGTCTCCCAGGGCTATGCCGCCGCCGCCGGCCAGGTCGGCGCCTATCAGGCTGCCCCCTACACCGCGCCGATCCAGGCTGGTCACGCGACCGCTGGAGTCGCCACGGCGGGGCAGATCGCCTCGACGGCCCTCGCCGCCAAGCAACAGGCGATCGTCGCGCAGCAGATCCAGGCGGCCCTCGTCGCCCAGCAGCCTGCCATCCAGGCCCAGCAGGTCACGGCGGCCCAGGCCGGGCGGACCATCGTCGGCCCCACCGCGCTCGCCGACCAGTCCCAGATCGCTCCGGTGGATCTGGCCGGCAACACGACCATCGACCAGGGCGAATCCGAGCAGGCCCGCGCCGCTCAGACCGACCTGATTGGCCAACTCCAGGGCACGATCGCGGGCACTTCTCCGTCCGTCGCCGCCATCATGCTCCGCCAGGAGACGGAGCGGAACATCGCGAGCCAGTACGCCCTCGGCGCCGCCGCCAGCGCACAGAACAGCGGGCTCGCCCAGCGGACGGCGATGATCAATGCCGCGAACCTGAACCAGCAGGCGATCGGCCAGCAGGCCCTTCTTCGCGCCCAGGAGATCGCGACCGCCCAGGGACTTCTCGGGACGACTGCCGGCGCCGAGCGGACCTCGGACATCAACGTGGCCACGTCCCAGGCTGACCTCAGCCAGCAGGTCATCCTCGCGAACGCCGGGTTCACGAACACCCAGAACATGACCCAAGCCCAACTCGACCAGGCGGTCAAGTTGGCGAACGCTGGGTTCAAGAACACCGCGACCACGACCCAGGCCCAGCTCGATCAGGCAACCGCGGCCCTGAACGTCACGCAGGCGAACACCGTCAACCTCGCGAACGCGAAGAACGCCCTCGACGCCGCGACCACGAACGTCACCCTCGCCCAGCAGGCGATGCTCGCGAACCAGTCGGCCGAAAATGCGGCGCGCCTCGCGAACGCGCAGAACGCCCTCGCCGCCGCGACGACCAACGCCCAGCTTGCCCAGCAGGTCGAGCTTCAGAACGCAGCGGCCATCAACCAGACGAACACCACGAACGCGACGCTGTCGACGAACACGTCGATCGCGAACGCCGGGTACGCGACCCAGGCGTCCATCACGAACGCCAACAACATCACCTCGGCGAACACGGCGTCTGCTCAGCTTGCGAACGCGATCTCAATCGCGAACGCGAACAACCAGAGCCAGATGCAGGTCGCCCAGGCCGCTGACACTACGAACGCGAACATCGCGACCGCCGGCAACTTCACTCAGTCCTCGGTCGCGAACGCCAAGAACGCGACCGACGCGAGCATCGCATCGGCCCAAAACTACACCTCGTCCTCGGAGAACAACGCGACCAACGCGACGAACGCCTCCGAGAACAACGCGACGAACGAAACGAATGCCTCGATCAACACGGCGACGCTTGCGAACGCCGTGAACATCAACAACGCATCGAACGCCGTGACGACCGCGGGCCAGAACATCACCGCGAAGCAGAACGCAGCCGGGAACGCAATCACTGCCGAGGGCAACGTCATCTCGGGTCAGGTCGGGATGGCGAACGCAGCCAACGGAGCGGTCTCGGCCGCCGCCGCTATGAAGGCCGCCAACAACAACGATCCGTCAAATCCGTTCAACATCATAAAAAACATCCCGGTCCCAGGTTCCGATCGTCGCGGCAAAAAGGATATCAAAGATGCCGAGATGGACGTGAAGAAGCTGGTTGCTTCTCTCTCGGCAAAGAGCTTTGCCTACAAGGACACCTCGAAGCCAGGAACGGCTCCGGGTAGGCGTTGGGGAGTCATGGCACAGGATCTGGAAAAGACCTCTGCTGGAAAGTCCCTGGTCATGGAAACCCCAACCGGAAAGATGATCGATGCCTCTCAAGCTGTCATGACGGCGCTCGCTGCTCTCGGCCACGTCGCCAAGCGGCTCGACAAGGTCGAAAAGCGGGTGTCGCGATGAGGACCGGCTACCTCGATCGGGCGAGCGGCCAGTGGGTGGACACCGCGCCACCCGACCAACTCCCCGATCCGCCGCCCGAGCCGGTGGCGAATACGGCCCCGGCGATGAAAGCCGGTCCGAGCGGATCGACGCTCGCCCAGCGCGCCGCCGCGATCAAGGTCCTCCGGCACCCGGACGCCACCCCGAAGGACATCGCCGCCGCCCGGACGACCCTCCTAGGGTTCACCCCACGCGAGGTCCAGGTCGGCGAGGATGGGCTCGTGCGGCCGATGCCGGGGCCAGTTGGCGGTCTCCCGGCGACGGCGCCCCCCGTCGCGCCGCCGCCCGCGCCGGGCGCCCCCGACATCAACGCCCAGCAGATGCCCCCGCCCGATGCCCCTGTGGATCTCCCCGGGATGCCGACCGTGAACGTCGGCGACGATGATCTCGTGCATCCGGCGCCCCCCGCAGCCGCCGCCCCCGATCCGACCACCATGACCAAGGCGCAAAAGGCGCGAATGATCCAGGCCAACCGCCAGAAGAACATCGGAGCCCTCTAATGCCGACCCCGAATCTCGCTGCCCGCGCCCGGATGATCCAGAGCTTCCGCGCCAACTCCGCCAATCACGCCGACTGGATCCGTCGGCGGGACGCCATGCACCGTGGCGACCAGGACAAGTCCACGCCCGAGCGGAACGCCCCGGCTCACTTCAACGCCCCCGGGAAGGCGTCGGTTGATGAGAAGGCGTCCGGGAAGGTCACATCCCGCGACGCCGCCCCGAAGGTCACCAACTCGGGCTCCCAGCAGGCTTCGTCCAAGACGACTGCCAAGGTCGCCGCGCCGTCCAAGTCTGTGCAGGAGAAGGCCGACCCGGAGCGGGCGACCGAAGCGGCTCGCCATGACCCGGTGGCGCATACCGCCGACACGGCGCAGCCGTCACGTCCGGCGCCGGCCAAGTCCCCCGAGCGCGCCCCCGAGCCGGCGGCACGCCCCGCGGCCACCCCGGCCAAGGCCCCTGCGCCCTCGCAGGCGCCCCGCGCCGCCGTCCAGGCTGCGCCGGCCCCCTCGGCCAAGCCGAACGCCGTGGCGGCGAAGCCAGCGGCCCCCGGCGCCACGTCCGGGGCCGCCGTCCCGAACACCAAGATGGCTCTGAACCCGAAGGCTGTACCCGCTGCCACCCCTGCCGCCGCCGCGCCGCCCGCGGCCGGCTCCTCCCGGCTCCTCCCGGCGACCAAGGGCCAGATGCCGCTCTCTCGCCTGCCGCCCGCGACGGGCCCGGGATCGCCCCAGAGTTTCCTCCCACTCGCTCAGTCGATTGTCGCGAAAGGTGGGCTCCCTGGTCTGCCCCTCGCACCTCCTCGGATCGGCCCGGACGGCAAGCCGACGTCGCCCCTCTCGACGACCACCCTGACCCCGGCGACCCTCCAGGCCGTCGCGCAGCACGTCGCCGCCACGGGCCCGGGGGCATCTCACCTCACCCAGAGCGTCCAGAACGGCGTCCAGCCGCCGCTGTTCGGGCCCGGGAACAAGATCCTGCCGGCCAAGATCCTGAGCCCGGCAGAGCGCGCCCAGGCCATCCAGGCGTTCCAGAAGGGCGGACCCAACCGGGACGTCGACTGGCTCCGTGACCGCGCGCGCCTCGCGCAGACCGTTCAGACCGGCGCGCCGCCGGCCCAGGCTGCCGCTGCCGCCGTCAAGGCCGCCATCCCGGCGTCCGTTGCCGCCGCCGCGCCGGTCACCGCAACGAGCGCCGCCCCTGTGACGGCCGCTGCTGCGCCCGCGCCCGTGGTGCCTCCGGTTCCCGCCGCCGCGCCGATCGCCCCTCCGGTGGCGGCCGCTGCCCCCGCGCCGTCCGATCTCACGATCCCGGCCGCCGCGCCGGCCCCGGTCGCGCCCCCCTCGGACCTCACGATCCCCGCGGTCGCGGCTCCAGACGTCGCCCCCACCCCGCCCGCGGTGGCCCTGCCGCCCGTGGTCGCCGCCCCGGCGGCCCCGGACGCATCCCAGATCGCGCCACCCGTGGCCGCGCCCGATCAGTCCGCCCTCACCATCCCGACGGACAACTCGGTCGCCCCGGCGCCGGTGGACGCCTCGGCCCCGGTGGCGCCGCCCGTGCCGGTCCCGGCCCAGGATGATCAGACGCTCCTGGCCCAAGCCATCGCCGCCTCGCCGCCGCCCCCGCCGGCAGTCGAGCCCTACGCCTACGTCGCGCCGGTGCAGGATCAGAGCATCGCACCGGACGCGGTGGCGCCGGTTCCCGTGGAAGCACCGGCTCCCACGGTGGCACCGGACGTCACGGTGCCGGCCCCCGCGGCGCCCGCGGCGGCTCCTCCCGCGCCTGCCACCCCTGCCGGCCCCTCGGACGCCGACATCCAGGCCGCGCTCCAGGCGTCCCAGGCTGTCCAGCCCACTACCACGCCGCCGGCCGACACCAGCACCCCGGCTGTTCCAGCTCCCGACACGTCCACCCCGGCGACGCCCGCGCCGGCTCCCGACACGTCGGCGCCCCCGGCCGCCCCGGCGCCGGCCCCCGCGGCGTCCCCTTCGGACGACTCCTCCAACCTCGCCGCCGCGATCCAGGCGGCAGCCGCTCCCCAGCCGGCCCCGGCTCCTCAGCCGTCGGCAGGCGCTGCCGCCCCCGCGGCCACCCCGGCGTCACCCGACACCAGCACCCCGCCGCCGGCTCCCGCCGCCCCGAAGTTCGACGTCGAGCACCCGACCGGGTACTCGGATGACGATCTCCAGGCGGCTCTCCGCGCCCAGCGCGCCGCGATGTACGGGCCCGGGACGACCTCGGGCACCTCCAACCAGGGGCTCGCCTACTGATGGCCTACCTCGACCCAGCTACCGGCAACTGGATCAATGACGATGGGACCGTTGCGCCCGGCGGAATGGTCAACCAGCAGCAGGCGGACAACACGCCGCCGCTGATCCCGCCGCCGCCCGATCCGAACGTGCCCCCCGCGCCCACCTTCGGGCCCGAGGAGCAGACCGGGGATCGGGCACCATCGCTGACGTTCAATCCTCAGCCGGGCCCGAATGACGTCCTCCCCCCGGGCTACGGGCAGACCGGCGCGAACGGGATGCCCCTCGTCGACATCCCCGGGACGGACATCCCCGAGCCCGGGCAGGGCCCCGCAGTGCCGCCACCTCCGATGGCGACCGGCGAGGAGGGCCCGACGGCGACGCCAGGCGATCCGACCCTGAAATTCGGGAGCGACATGGTCCCCCCGGACGCTGGCCCGACCGCCATCCCCGGCGAGCCCAGCCCTCCGAAATTCGGGACCGACATCCTTCCGGGCGAGCCGACGGCGACGCCGGGCGAGCCCGTGGTCAAGACGGGCGCCGACATGGCTCCGATGTCCCCGGACGACATGGTTCCCCAGGAGACCGGCGGCGATCTCCAGCCGTCGGCGAGCATGCAACTCCCCGAGCCGGCGCTCGGCGGCGCTCCGCCCGCTGGCCCGAGCCTTGGGCTGCCGCCCCTCTCCGGGCCTGGCGTGCCGCCTGCCGATCTGCAACTGACGCCCCCGGGCGCCCCCACCATCGCGGGCGCCCCGAGCCCGGAGAGTCCCATCGGCGCCCCCGAGGGCGGACCCGTCCAGCCCGGCACCAAGGAGGATCTCCTCGGAGAAGCCGTCACGAACCGCCAGGCGCAGGAGAAACTCGACGAGGATAAGGCGCGGACGACCGCCGCCTCGGCGAACAAGATCGCCGAGATTCGATCTCAAGCGGCGAAGGCCGCCCAGCTGATCATCAACCAGGGACAGAGCGATCTCGCGACCGCCCGCCAGCAGCAGAAGGACGACTACGACAAGTATCGCGAGATGGGCGAGAAATCCGTGTGGGGCGACAACCCGACGCGGAACATGGTCCTCGCCGGGATCGCGGCCATCGTCGGGGCTCGCCTTGGCCTCGGATACAAGCTGGCCGGCGCCATCGTCATCACCGCAGTCAACCGGCTGGAGGAGGAGAAGAAGATCGCGATCGCTCAGCAGGGGAAGCTGCTGGAGCAGGACGGAAAGAACGTCGAGCAGGTCCAGGCCATCGCCGACAAGAAACTCGCCAACTGGCAGGTCCAGAAGGCCGCGGGGCTCGACGCCACCGTTGCGCGCGCCGAGGCAGAGATGGCGGCGAAGGGGATCCCCCAGGCCCAGATCGACGCGAACAAGGACATCATCCTCCTGAAGCAGGCCGCCGAGGACGCGAAAGAAAAGGCCGACATCCAGGCGCACAAGGTCGCCGAGGACAAGATCAAGGACGAGCTTGCGGCGCGCAAGGCGCAGGCCCAGATCGATCTCGACGAGGCCAACGCGCGGAAGGCCGACCGCTGGCCGAACAAGAAGGCCGGTGGCGGCGGTGGCGGCGGTGGCCCGTCGATGGACGATGCGGTGATCAAGTGGAAGAAGATCGTCCAGGACGGCGTCGCCGATCCGACCACCGAGAGTGGGCGCCGCCCGTTGACGCCGGCCGAGAAGGATCAGGCGGCGAAGGATCTTCACATCCCGCTCATGGGGAAGCCGAACACCATCAACGCGGCGGCTCTCGACAAGGAAGTCGCGTTCGATGCGAGCCAGAAGCGCCAGGAGAGCCGAGCGGGCCTCCAGAATGAGAAGCAGCTTTCGAAGGAAGCTGAATCCTGGGCGCGGACCAACGACGTCAAGAAGATCACGGAGGCACAGGCCGAGCTTGGGAAGCTTCACAAGGTGCTCCAGGACAACCCGCACAATCCCGAGGCCCAGGCCCTTGGGCTCGAAAGCGCCGTCGCGGCGGCACGTCACGGCGTCGCATCGAAGCAGGCCCTGAACCTCGCGCTGCAACACCTCGGCGGCACACTGGACACCGCCGGAGGCATCATCGCCGGAGTCAGGTCGGGCGAAATCGGCCCCGGCCAGATGAAGAACTTCAACGACTTCCTCAACGGCCAGATCAGCGCCGTGCAGGCCGAAGGGCGCGCAAAGTACGATGCCTTCAACAAGTACGCTGACTCTCAGTCGCCGGCACTGCGCCAGTCCCTGATCTCCCAGCGCGGCCGCCTGTTCTCCGGGATGGACGGATTCGGCGGCCAAACCGGAAACGCAATGAACGCCGCCGCCGCACCGAAGACAATCCCGATCCGCACGCTCAAAGACGAACTGCTCAGGAAGAAGGCGCTCGCGACGCTGCCGAATGACCCGTTCTATGCGACCGCGCAGCAGTGGCTCGCCACCCATGGTGTCGCGCAATGACCGACCCGTTCGCCGCTGACCTGGCGGCCAAGGGAATCGGCGGCGCGGACGACGACGTCGATCCCGAAACCCCCTGGCTCAAGAAGGGCTACAAGCCCGATCCCTTCGCCGCTGACCTGGCGGCCAAGGGCGTCGGCCTTGCGCCCGACGACACCTCGCGGAAGTTCCCGAACAACACTGGGCCCGACGTCGATCTGCGTCTAAAGGAGGAGGCCGCAGCCGCCGCGCCGCCGTCCATTGCGCATGACATCGGGCAGAGCTTCGCGAACTTCGGGTCAACTGTCGCGAAGGGCGCGGGCGCCGCCGCGCGCCTGGCATCGCCGCTCGGCACGGACGACAAGGGGGGCATCGGGCTCCACATCCCGTTCTCCGATCTGAGTCAGGCCCCCTACCGCCGAGAAGCCGAGCGTGGCGTCTCCGACGTCGTCACCGGCGGACTGGCGGAGCGCGTCGCCAACTCGCTGGATCCTGCCTTCGCCGCGTCCGGCGAGTCCGACAAAGCCGCCGCCCCGGGTGTCCGTGAAGCCGCGCAACTTGGCGGCTCGGTCCTCCCAAGCCCATTCCGCTGGCTCGGGGAGCAGGCCGCACCCGTCGCAGGGGCCCTGGCAGAGCGCGCAGGGGCCGGGAACGTCGTCCAAGCCGCTACCCGCGGGGCGGCCGCCTACGAGGGGCAGGCGGTTCCCCTGGCGGTTGTAGCGGCACCTGACGGTCGTCGCATGGACGCCGCGGAGCGCGCGGCTCTAGATCCTGCCGGGCTCGCCCTGGCCGCCGGGGCCCCCGCCGCCACCGAGGCAGCCACGAGCACTGATGCCATCGCCGCCGCCAAGGCTCGGATGATCCAGGCGGCGCGCCGGTACGCCGTGAAGGATCTGGGTACGGACATCACAAGCGCCGACGGCGTCCGGGCCCGCGTCACGGACCAGAAGCGGATCGCCGAGGTCAACGACCGCCTGTTCAACACCGTCTCGCAACTCGACAAGGAGCAGCCTGGGTTCCGGAATGTGTTCCGAAAGCCGGCCTCCAAGGCGATCCCGAGGGTCGAGCAGGTCCTCCAGGACACGATGGCCCCCCGCGACGGGCTCTACCAGGAACTGGACGCGGCGTCAGTCGCCCCAAAGCCGATCCGCCGCGCGAACGAAGGGGCCATCCCGGAAACCATCGAGAACGAAGCCCCGACTGGCCGCATCGAGGACCCGAATTTCTCCCCGCCGGCAACCACGCTGAACAGCGGCGAGGACCATTTCGTCGAGGGCGCCAACGCCGACCGCCCCGAATCCCCATCGAGCCTCCGAACGACAGCAACCCACAACGCCGTGATCGACTATCCCGGGCGCCGCGCTGCCGGCGAGACCGGGTACGTACCGGTCGGCGACGAGGTCCTCCCGCATCGCGCCGAGGACGCTGTTCCTGTCTATCCGTACGAGGTAGCGCCTGGAGACATCATCTCGGAAGCTGCCGCGAAGGGCGGCGCTATGCGGCTTGTCGATCCGTATGAGGTAGCGCCTGGAGACATCATCTCGGAAGCCGACGCGCCCAAGGGTGGCGTCCGTCACCGCCAGGCCGCGCGCGCTGTTCCTGTAGCGCCTGGAGACATCATCTCGGAAGCTGACGCGCCCAAGGCCGCGCGCGCTGTTCCTGTCGATCCGTACGAGGTAGCGCCTGGAGACATCATCTCGGAAGCCGACGCGCCCAAGGGTGGCGTCCTCCTGAAGGACATCATCGAGGGTCACCGCCAGGCCGCGCGCGATGCCGTCACTGCCGCGAAGGGCGGCGGCACGTTCGGCGAGCCCGACGCTTCCAGGTTCAACTATCGCGCCGACCAGTTCGACCGGATCTATGGCAAGGACCTCCCGCCGAAGGTCGATCCTGACTTCGTGATCGACAAGAAGAGTGGGATGACGGCAGGCAAGATGCTGGAGATCCTGAATCGTCGTCCTGACGCCCCTGGCATCCCGGAGGAAATTCAGAGGATCGAGAAGCTGGCGACGGTCCCCGGCGGACGAGACCCCGATGTCAGGGTCCCCGCGCTTCACTTCCGCAAGGAGGTCACGGAGAGCGGTAAGGCTGCCGAGTCTGTCCTTGGTGGCCTCGAAGGAACGCCGCGATTCGAGGCCCTCTCAAAGCTTCACGAGGTCGGTCAGAACATCCTCAACAAGCACATCGACGAGTCGGGCATGGATCCCAACCGGATCGCCCAGCTTCGCGCGATGAACGACCGCTATTTCCTGCTGAAGCGTGCGCAGAACGCCATGGAGTCGCGCGGCTGGAAAGAAGCGAACCGACCAGGTTGGAGGCTCCCACACACGATCCGCTCCGCCGAGGCTGGTGGGCTCGCCAGCATTGCCACCTACGGTGGGTTTCATCCACACGCCATCGCACCCCTGCTTGCGACCTACGGAATCGCCCACACACTCCCGGCGATCGCGAACCGTGTGAACTGGAGGATCGCCAACATGGAACCATCTGTTCCAGGGATGCTCCCACCGGAGCCGCGAGGTCCTGTCGACGGGCGCCTGCTGCTTGGACTCCCGAACCGGCTGGCGCGCACCGCGAGCGACACCTCGATGGCCAATGTCGCCGCCGCCGACCGCGTGCCTCAGATTGTCGGCCAGGAGGACAAGGAGAACGATCCGAACCTGGGCGCCGGCCCGTTCGCCTCCCCGGACGATCTTCAGGACCTGGCGAAGCAGGCGATTGGCGATCCCGACGCCACGCCCGCCGAGAAGGCCCGAGCCCTCCAGATCCTCCGGGGGCAATAATGGGCAAGTACGCAGCCCTGTTCGCGGCCCCTCCCGATGACAGCCTGAAACTCCCCACCTACGCCCCGCCAGAAGACCAGGCCGGCCCGGTGAGCCCCGAAAGCCAAGCCTGGGCCATGTCCCCCCCAGTGCAGACCGCGAACGCCCAGGCGCGCCTGGAGGGCGGCCAGGGGACATGGGAGGATCGCAAACTCCTCGGGAAGTCAGTCCCGACCGATCAGGACGAAGGCCGGGAATTCGCCAAGTTCGCCGCCCGCGCCGCTGCGGGTGAACTGGCGGCCCCGCTCATCGGCAAAGGAGTCTCGGCCATCGCCGCGAGGGTCAGGGCCATCCAGGCCGCCCGCGCTGGAGCCGGCGCCATGCCCCCGATCGAGGAGGCCGCCGAGCCCATGGTCGCCCTCAACGCCCAGGGATCGAAGGGCGGCGCCGTTGACTTGGCCTCGCGACTGGCGGCGAAGCAAGCCGCCGAGGACTGGGCGAAAGAGCAGGCCACCGGCCAACTCGACTATGAGCCGGCGCCAGCCCAGCCCGATGGACTCGCCGAGCATGGTCTCCAGATGCACACGTGGCAGCCGTTCAAGGACGACGAGGTTTTCAGCAAGTGGAAGGCGACGCCAGAATTCAACGGTGTCGGTCTCGTGCAGAAGGACGATCCATCGAAGTTCGTCGCCATCCATCGCTCGACGAAGGAGCCCGGGAAGTGGCAGGCATCAAGCTTCGACGATCAAGGCGCCGTGGGCGACAGCATCCGCGACAATCCAGACGAGCTACTTCAGGACTACAGCCACAAGTGGTACAACCCGGTCGCGCTGAAGACAGTTGGCGCCCCGGTCGATCCCGAAGAACAGCCCTAGTCGCCGGCCATGATCCGGTCGGTCTCGGTGCTCTCGGTCGATGCAGATCCAGGCGTCTTGGGCTTCGGAGGCTTGGGCGCCAAGGAGACCATGTCCTTCTTGAACATCGCTTGAAGTGCGACCCCAAGCGCCCGGGATGTGACGTCCTCCTGCTGCTTCAGGATTCGAAGGACCTGTTCCTTCCGAATGGAGAGCCTGAATTTCGGCTCGACGCCGTTTTTGCGGGCCAACTGAGTCTCGATTCCCTGCTGGCAGCGCGCGTAGGTGAGCGGGTACATGTCGGCGAACGCCCGCACCATGTCGCGGCTGAGAGCGTATTCGCCGACTGCTTCCATGATGACTCCGACCGGGTCGCAGGCCACGGACCAGAGGCGCCGAAAGCGTGCGACGTCGCTGTGCGCCGGCATCTCGTCCACCGGGCCCTGGATTCCCTCGTGCGTCCGCTTGGGGACCTTGCCGAGGAGGTACGTCTGGATCTTATCGGCGATCTCGTTGGCGGCGAACGCCGTGTCGGCGTGCTCCCCGAACGCGCCCATGATCGCGGCGGTGTGCTTCGGCAGCGGCGGCGTCTTGAGATCCTCGACGACCTTCTGGAAGTCGAACGGCTGGAGCTTGGCCACCGGCAACGGCTCGTCGCTGCCGATGAACTTGTACAACTCCCGGTCAATCTCGGCGCCCAGCTTGGCGGCCCGGTCGAGATGGTAGAGGTGGACCCGTTTCAGGGTCTTGTCGGCGAACGGCTCGATGCCGAGGACCGCGACCATCGCCTCGACTGCGGCAGGATCGGCGGCCGGCGGCGGCGGCTTGGTCGGATCGGGGGGCGGCGGAATCTCACCGGGCCCGAGGTCATCCGGGGGCGCCGCATCTGGCGGCAGAGCATCGGCCAGCGGCGCGGGCGGCTCTTCGGGCGCCGCGTCAGGTGCAGGCAATTCAGCGGGAATCGGGGGCGGTGCAACGCTCATGAATGGGCCATCGCGATCGGACTGGCCCAACCGAGCCCATGAGCAAACCCCGGGTCACAACCCAGATTGTCACCAATGCGAACCTCGGTGCTCAGCCGATCGTGTCCTCGATCATCGACACCTGGCAGGTTGACGCCGGTAGCCTTGAGATTCAAGCCTCCGGCTCTGGGATCACCGGCACCCTGACCATCGAAGCGTCGAATCAGTACGATCCGAAGACGAACCCAACGCCGACCTTCGTCCCTCTGACAACCACACCTGTCACTCCCGCATTCTCTGCACTCGGTGGGACAGGAGGAAGCTTCATCTACAGCTTCCTGCCGCCCGCTCTCGCGCCCAGGTTCATCCGGCTCCGCTTCGCTGGCGGTGGTGGCTCCGGGACGCTCAACGTCTTCGCCAACGTGACCGGGGCCGCCTGATGTCGAGGCTCCTGCTCTACCAGCCCGTGATCCAGTCGTTCGGGACGAACAACGCCAACGGCACCGTGGCGTTGCTGTCGCCGGTGATCGAGGTCTGGCCCTACTACTTCCTGTCGGCCGAGGCGAAATGGACGGGGACCCCCTCGGGAACGTTCTCCTGGGAGGCGTCGAACCAGTACCACCCGATCACGAACCCGAACGCGACGTTCGTTACGATCGATTCTTCCTTCGTCCAGTTCATCGGAAGGATCGGCGGATCGACGTCGCCAGCCGGATCGGCCGGATCGAGCTTCACGTCCGTCAACCTGTTCGGCTCGCAGACCATCGCCGCGCTCGGGACCAGGTGGCTTCGGCTCCGCTACACCAATGCATCTGGCGCCGGCCCACTCGACGTCTGGTTCTCAGCAGAAGGGTACGACTAAATGAGCAAGCCGCATGCAACATACAAAATCTTCTCCGGCGCAGTGATGTCGGGGACGAACACGATCGTGTCAGTCGCGATCGAGACGTCAATGATCGACGTCGCCGCTGGCGTCGAGTTTCAGATCACAGGCAACCCTACTGCTGGCGCCGGATTTACGTTGGAGGGTTCGAACCAGTACGATCCGTTCAATAATCCGAACGCGACGTTTATTCCACTGGCTGTTGCTATGACCCCTGCACTCACGAGCCCTACAGCGGGAGCGCCGGCTTCGCAGTTGTGCGCATTCAGCCCCACGTCGCATCTACCATTTCGTTGGCTCCGGTTCCGATATGTAAACGCATCCGGATCCGGTACCATAGATGCCTGGGTCAATCACACGGGAGCCGCGTAGTCGTGCGCCGAATCCTGAATACGAAACTCGTCGACCCAGCGGGAACGAACAACATGACCGGAACGGCCACGATCTTGTCGTCCGCCATCGAGACGTTTCCTTATGACAACTCCATTTCGTTCGAGATCCAGGCGACCGGGACACCGACTGGGACCCTCACGATGGAGGAGTCGAGCCAATACGATCCGGTGAACAACCCGAACGCCGCTTTCGTGCCCATGAATCCAATCTTCAATGGAGTCGCTATTCCGACGTTCTCAGGCGCTCCCGTGTCGGCGTTCTGTACTCACACGCGCGCGGCCATGGGGAAATGGCTTCGACTTCGATACGTCAACTCTTCCGGGTCGGGACAACTCTCGATCTGGGCCTTCGGAAAAGGGAAAAACTGAAATGGCAATCGATCCGAATCCGCTACGCAACCGAATCAAGATCATCCTGACGACAGCCGCTCTCACCATCGCGTCCTTGGCGGCCTCCGAGAAGGTATGGGGGCCACTGATCCCGACGTGGCTGCTCGCCGACCTCGACAAAGGCATCGGCCTCGCGGAACACCTCGCAGTCCTGGCCGGTGTCCTCGGCGCCAGTCCGCTCGGGCGCCTGATCTGGAAGGGCGATGGCCCCGATCTGTCGCCGCTGACCCAAGCCAATCACACGCCGTCGGGGACCGACGTCGTGATCACCCAGTCCCTCAAGAAGCCGCCCACGGAAGGATCCAAGTCATGAAACGTCTCACCTCGATCGTTGTCGTCGCGTTCGCTCTCTCCGGTGCTCTGTCGTGCGCCCACCTCCATCCTGGCGCCGTCGTCTCATGCTTGGAGAACTTCGCTCCCGGCCTCGTGACGAACGCGATGGGCGTCATCTACCAGGCCATCGAGCAGGGCTTGGCATCCGGCAACACCGAGGCCGCGATTCTGATCAGCCTGGAGAAGCTGGCCGTCGGGTTCGCCCCCGACGTCTGGCAGTGCGCAATGCAGGGAGTGTCCAGCCCCGACAGCGGGCCCTCGGTCTCGACCACGGCTGACAAGGCGATCGCCGCCGCTATCGCCGCGGACTACATCTCGGCCCACTCTGCCGCCGGCTCCCGGAAGTGATCCCGAAGAACGCAAGGCTCGGCAAGCTGGCTGCGCGGCATGACGGCAGGACATTGCTCCTGGCCAATTATTTGCACACGTCTCAGCTCCCGGCGCCGCCGTTCCATCAGAACTGGGCGGCGCTCGCCTCGACGAACTGGGGAATGCTCGGGAACGATTCGGCCGGCGACTGCACATGTGCTGCTGCGGCACACGCCATCCAGACCTGGACGGCGAACACCGGCGCCGAGGTCACGATGTCGACCGACGATGTCCTCGCCACCTACTCGGCGCTGACCGGGTACGACCCTGCCGATCCGGACACCGACAAGGGCGCCGTTGAGCTGGACGTCCTGACCCACTGGCGAGCGAACGGCATCGGGCCCTCGAAGCTGGCGGCGTTCATGGCGTGCGAGCCAGGGAACCAGGATCATGTCAAGGCGGCGATCGATCTGTTCGGTGGGCTCTACATCGGCGTCCGGCTCCCGAAGTCGGCGCAGACCCAGCGCGTCTGGTCCGTACCGCCCGGCGGCCCCATTGGCGACGCCGCCCCCGGCTCCTGGGGCGGTCACGCGATCTGGGTCGTCAGCTATGACGCGACCGGCGTCACCTGCGTGACGTGGGGGGCCCTTCAGCGCATGACCTGGGGCTGGTTCGCCACCTACTGCGACGAAGCCTACGCGTTGCTCTCCGACTCGCTGTGGTCCGCGCCAGGACGTCTGGCGCCATGCGGGTTCGCGTTCGCCGATCTGCAATCCGATCTCGCTCTCCTGTGAGGTAACCATGCCGACCGACTTCGTCTCGAAGATGCTCGAATTCGCCTACGCCGAGGTCGGCGCGCGGGAGACCCCGGGCCAGCGGAACCGCGGCCCCCAGGTGGATCAATACTGCCGGGACATCGGACACGACCCGACGAAGGGCGATCCATGGTGCGTCATCTTCGTCGCCGCCATGGCCAAGCGCGCCGCCGACTTCCTCGGGATCAAGTGCCCGGTGCCGCTCGTCGCCGGCTGCTGGACGGTGGATCAGGATTCCCCGCCCATCGTCCGAACCATGACTCCGACCTCGGGCTCCATCTTTCTGACCCTCCTGCACAAGCACTGCGGACTCGTCACCGACGTCTGGGACGACGGCACGCTTAGTTCAGTTGAAGGAAATACGGACCCCGCCGGCTCCGCTGAAGGTGACGGCGTCTACCTCAGAACCACGCGAAAGAAGACCGACATGGCCATCTTCCTGGACTTCAATCTGCTCGGCAATCTCAGCAACCAAAGGCCCCTTGTCGGATGAGCGTCGCAACAGTGGAGGCCCTGGGGGCGGAAGCGGAGGGAATGGTCCGGTCACAGCCCGTGTCGACATCTCACGAACCGTCGCACATGAGCTTGGCCGCGCAGTATCGCGCGCTGGCTATCTGGCGGTCGAGACTGGAGACAACCTCACGATCCTTGGAGACACGATCGAGGGCCATACGACGGCTCGGAAACGAGCTATTGTCCTTGCCCTCCTCAGGGAGCTAGAGGACGCCAAGGGCGATCTCGCCGCCGTCATCGAGCGATGCGAGGACGCTACCGAGATGGTCCGCCGGGTGGCCGAGGACATGACCCTGGAGATGGCAAATGCCAACCGAAGGTGACGTTTCCGGTGAGCACCAGTCCATCGGGCCAGCGACCCGTACCAAGCTGAGCCTGGCCCAGTTCGTCACGATCGTCGGCGCCGTCGTCGCCATGACCGCGACTGCCCTGGCGACGTTCTACGCCCTGCGGGCCCGCGACGATCTCCAGGACGCGAAGCAGGGCGCCCTCGAAGGGGCGTTCGCCCGGCACCTTGCCGATCTGAACGCCCACATGCCCGAGAACTTCCAGCGGGCCCACGGCGAGCCGGTCGGTTCCTTCGACTTCCGCGTGACGATCGACCGGCTGGAGAAGAACCTCGAAGAGATCCAGAAGCGCCCATTCGTGCTCGACGGCGACACCTGCCGCCCGGTCCACGGCGGCACTCTCTGTCAGCAGAAGTACCCGCCATGATCCTGTCGGCGGCCGAGCAGAAGAAGCTCGTTGCCGCCCATCTGAAGCTGGCCCAGGCCGCCGCCGCCAAGGCCCGCGCCACGATGCCCGACACGGTCGAGCTTGCTGATCTGATCCAGGAGGCGACGATCGGTCTGATTGGAGCCGCCAGGCGGTTCGACCCAGCCAAGGGCGAGGACTTCGCCTCCTACGCCTACTCGCGCTGTCTCGGCGCCGCGAAGGACTACGTCCGGAGCCTCGATCCTATCTCGCGTGACGCGCGCCGCTACCAGCGCAAGATCAGGTCAACGGCTCACGCCCTCGAACTGGAGCCCGAGGGCGTGAGCCAGGAGGCCATCGCCGCGCGCATGGGCGTGAGCCTGGAGCGTTTCCATGCCATGGTCCTGTGGGGGGCGCCCGGCGGCTCCTCCATCGGCCTGGATGAGCCTGGCGTCATCCCGTTGATGCGCTCGAAGGATCCATCCCCCGAGGACCAGGTCGAGCGGTCACAACTCCTGGAGCGACTGGCCGGCGCCATCTCCAGGCTTCCCCATCGTCTCCAGGTAATCACCCTAGCGTGGCTCGACGGCTGGCTGATGGCGGATATCGGCGTGGCAATCGAGCGCACCGAGTCGCGCGTCTGCCAGCTACTGCAAACCGCGGTCGAGATGATCCGAGACGACATCGGGCCAACTTCGAATGGATGAGCACACTTTATGGAGGAATCGATCCAGGCAAAGACGGATGCCTGGCAACCATCGACAAGGATGACGGCTCCGTCGTGTTCTTCGACACCCCGACGGCCGAGACGGTCAAGGCGGGAAAAACCAAGCTCGGCAACGAGCGCCACAAGCGCATCTACCTGGCCCACGAGATGGCGGACTTCCTCCGACAGCTGAAGCCTCACCTGGTCAGCGTGACCATCGAGGAAGCCCTCGCGATGCCCGGGAAGGCCGGGCGCCCGATGCCGGCTCAATCAGCGCTGGAGACCGGGCTCGGGTTCGGCATCTGGCTTGGGATCCTCGTGGCGCTCGAAATCCCCTTCAGGCGCGTTCATCCCGCGACGTGGAAGGCCGCTCTCCTGGCAGGCCAGCCGAAGGTCAAAGAGGCGGTCGTCCCGTTCGTCTGCAACCTCTACCCGCAGGCGGCGCCCTATCTCCGTGGTCCCAAGGGGGGATTGCTGGTGGACCGAGCGGACGCGACCCTCATCGCTCACTGGGGGAAGACCCAGGGCTGAGCACCAAATAGTCACCAACTTGGCCCCGCCATCCCACGTGGATCGCGGGGCTTTTTCGTGCCTGTACGATTCTGTTTGCAAAGTTTTTCAGTTACGGTAGTGTTCATTTCGTCGGCAGCAACCAACTTCGAAAGGACCACCACCATGACCAATCCCATCAAGCCCGGCCAGACCTTCTACCGCTACCGCGTCAACTCCTCCCGCGACTCTGCGCGTGTCGAGGTCGCCGAGGTCACGAGCGTCACGGACAAGGTGGCGTTCGCCCGAGCCGGAGGGGAGCGATGAATCCCACCACGCTCGAACACATCAAGGACCAGTCCCACTGGGTCGCCACCAGGCTCGGCAAGTTCTTCCATGGCTTCGAGCAGGACATCGAGCAGGAGGCATGGGTCGCTTGCCTGGAGGCCGCCAAACATCACGACCCGACGAAGCCGGGGGCGAAGGGACACTTCTACCGCTGCGCCCTGCTCCAGGTGACGCCACGGGCAAATCGCTGGATGGCCGTGACGTCCCTGTCGAAGGTTGCCAGCCGCGCCGGCAACGTCGGATCGAGGCAGAGGAACATGACCGTCGATGTCAAGCCCGGTTTAATCCGGCTCAAGAGCTACCGAGCCTTTGGAAGGTCGTCCTCGATCGGCGCGGGCGCCGAGCAGGCGGAGGAGTTCGACGTCTTCCCGCCCGTTCCGTTCGCGGAGGAGTCGCTCGAATCCGTCGTGCTCCTCGCCCAGCGCGAGGTGACGCGACTCAGGGCCAAGCGCCGCCGGATCATCGACCGCCTGACCCGGAACGACACCGAGGTCTGCGACATCGGATGCTTGCTGCTGGGGATCGACCGAGCCCCGGTGAGCGTAGTGGTGGCGGCGAAGCGCCTCGGTATCGACCTGGACGACGCCAAGAAGCTTGCAGCACGGTGGAGGAAGTTGCTCAAGGGGGATCCGCGAGTGGCGGAGTTGACCAAACACATCGAAGACATCGAGGAGAATCTCCCATGAAGCGATCAGAGGAAAGTCAGCGTCTTTACGACGAGCGGCTCAAGCGGGCCCGAGCGACGGGGTTCATCCCTGTCGACGAAGCCGCCGAGCTGGTGGTGATGCCGCGGTCGAACATCTACCACTGGATCAGGAGCGGCGAGATCCGGACCCAGAACTGGGCCGGCGCCAACACGCGCCCCGTCCTGGTGTCGATCGCCGATCTGAAGTCCAAGGTCCCAACCGCGTTCGGAGGTGGAGACGTGCCTCCGAGGACCACCCCGCAGACCAGGCTCCATCGGGTCCACCAGTTGATCCCTCGGCACGCCCGGGCGCTGCCCGGTGTCGACGTGACGGCGTGCGGGATCAGGGACGGAGGGCCGAGCGTGAAATTCGGCGCGAACATCCGCGCCATCACCTGCCCGAAGTGCAAGGTGCTTCGGAAGGTCAGGGGACACCGAGCGAAGAAGGGAGGGAAGGCGTCATGATCAAGTTCGAGAAGATCAAGCCAGGGATGGTCCTGTACGACGTCCACACCTACCAGATAGGGAACACCACGCTGCGGTCGTATGGGGAGTGGGAGGTGCAGATCATCGAGGTCTATCCCGAAACCCGCTCCGCCAGCGTGTCGTGGAACGGCAACCGACCAGAGGTTTGGCGGGAGAAGCAACTGAAGGGGCTGCGCGCGAAGCCGACTGAAATGGTTCGCGGTTTCCTCGGGAGCCGGCGACCCGCGAAGAAGCACGAGAAGAAGGGAGCAAAGGCACCATGAGCGTCACGCGCGTCGTACCAGAGACCGACGGAGAACAGGCTATCCGTTGGTGCAAACTGGCGGGTGATCGGCTGAAAAAAATTTGGCGTCTGGAGGCTCGCATCCGCGAGCAGGATGCCGCCCTGAATGAGAAGGATCGTCTCCTGAAAGTCGCTGAGGAGAACGCGGCGGCTCTGAGGATTGCGGTTGCCGCATTGTGGGAACGACGATGAAGATCACAGCCGACAACCTGTGGGCGCACGTCGAGGGGACACAAGCGGAGCGCGACTTGCTCCGCCTGTACCTGACGGTCCAGGTCAAGAACGCGGAGCACACGGAGTCGTACCAGAGCGGGCATTGGGATGGGACGGTGAAGTTGTTCGACGGTCGGCGGGAGCGGTTCGCGACTGGGCTCGTCCGCATGGTTGTCGGCTACTGCCGCGAGAAGGGTGTACCGGCCGAGGTCGTGGATGCGAGGGCTCCGCACGAGACGCGCATCCTTCCCGGCGGGGGATGGCTCCGTCAGTACCAGGCGGAGGCGGTGGAGGCGATGGTCCGCCGGGGACGAGGGATCCTGATGGCTCCGACCGGCGCGGGGAAGACGGAGATCGCCGCCCGGCTCACCCAGGCCATCCCTTGCCGCTGGCTGATCCTGGTGGACACCCGCGACCTGATGCACCAGATGGCCGAACGGATTGCCCTGAGGACAGGAGAGCCCGGCGGCCTGGCTGGGGACGGTGAGTGGTCGCCGCGTAGGGTGACCGTGGCGACCCTCCAGACCCTGCTCCAGGGGATAGGCCAAGGCGGCCCCGTGGATCGCCTCCTGGAGGGAGCCCAGGGGCTCATAGCGGACGAGGTACAGGTCCTCGCCGCCGACGAGTTCAGGAAGGTCGCGATGGCCACCCCGAACGCCTGGTGGAGGTTCGGAATCTCGGCCACGCCGCTCGAACGCGAGGACGAGGCGGACTACCGGGCCATCGAGGCGCTTGGGCCATTGATCCACGAGATTCCGGTGGAGACCCTGTTCGAACTGGGGCACCTGGCTCGCCCCGAGATCCTGATGGTCGAGTTCCCGCAGCCCAGGATGACCGGCAGCTACCCGGAGATCTACGAAGCCGGGGTGGTCTTGTCGGACGCCCGCAACGCCCTGGTGGCCAAACTCGCCGCTCGATACCACGCTCCGCGCCCGACGCTGGTGTTCTTCAAGTCCATCTATCACGGGAAGGTCCTGGCTCGGGAGATCGGCAAGACCGCGGAGGTCGAGGTGGTCTCTGGCGTCCACGGGACGAAACAGCGCGACAAAGCACGGGGCAGACTCACCCGTGGCCACACCGAGGTTCTGATCACGAGTCGAATCTTCAACAAGGGGATCGACATCCCTGAAGCCCGCTCCGGCATCAACGCCGCGGGGGGCGCCAGTCGGATCGACGCCCTCCAGAAGGTCGGGCGCGGGATGCGGGTGGTACCCGGCAAAACGACCTTCAGGTACTGGGACATCTTGGACACCGGGAATTACAACCTGGAGGGCCACGCCAGGAAGCGCATCGAAGCGTACCGAAGCCGAAACTACAACGTGCGAGTCGTCCGCCAGCGGGAGCTGGACGCCGTGCTCGCCCAGATGGAGAACACACCATGACCACGCCATTCCGAGTTGAAAAAGGTGTCCCAATCCCAGAGCCCTCCCTGAAGTATCCATTCGCCGAAATGCAGGTTGGCGATTCGTTCTTCGTCCCTGGGGGAGACGTCAGGAGCCGCCTGTCTGTTGCGATCTCCGCATGGAAAAAGAGTCACCCCGGAGACGACTTCACGATGCGGAAAGGAGCCATCGCAGGGGACCGGACGGAGTTGGTCCATGGGTTCCGCGTCTGGAGGACAAAGTGACCACGATTGAGTTCCCGAAGTACACCGGGGTCCGCTGCCTGATGATGCCCTACATCCAGGGCGAGCCCGATTCCCTGCCGGCGGATTACGATGCCTATCGCGACATCGTCTCGACGGTGTTCCTGCGCAAGGGAGAGGTCGGCTTCCTGACCATCGACGAGTCGCTGGCCAAGGCCGGGACGCCGCACCGTGGGGCCCGGGCGCACTACCCTCGGGCGCTGCACACGGAAGCTGGGATCGTGCGCGAGGTCTATTGCTGGGGCAGCAGCGCCCCGACCTACGGGTGGGGAAGCCCGCCGGCCCCCACCTACGGATGGGGTGGGGCCCCGACGCCGGTCCCGAGTTGGGGTGGCCGGCGCGCGGTCACGCTGGACCGTGACGTCCGGATCCTGATCGCCTCCAACCTGGCGGACACCTGCGCCGTCTGGGACGCGGAGCATGAGGACACCTCGGACGACGGCGACATCGGGCACCTGGCCGACGAGTATCCATACCGAGACGCGGTCCTCCTGGCGGCAGGCGAGGTTCGAGAGATCGGGATCTTGACGCCACACGAAAGCCTGCCGGTGCAGCGCGATGTCCGTCGCCAGTTCCTGCGCATCGTCGGGGCCGGCGTGCATGGCCGAGAACCCTACTTCACCGAGAACCCGCTGGGTGACACCATAGAGTGCGCCTGTGGCTGCGGGAGATCGTTTCTGCGTTTCGATCCCAGCGGACGCCCGCGCAAATTCATCTCTGGGCACAACGGCTTCAAGGGACTGGTGACCCATGTCTAATACCTCCATCGAATGGACCTCGAAGGTGTGGAATGTCACGCGCGGTTGTGCCCGTGTGTCCGCCGGGTGCGGAACCGGCGTTGCCGGCGGTTGCTATGCTGAGCGCCAGGCGCATCGTTTCAGCGGCCCGGGTATGCCATACGAGGGGCTCACGAAGATGGGGAAGCACGGCCCACAGTGGACAGGTCGATGCATCTTCGTTCCCGAGAAACTCGACGAGCCGCTCCATTGGAAAAAGCCGGCGCGAATCTTCGTCAACTCAATGAGCGATCTCTTTCACGATGACATCACCAATGAGCAGATCTCAACCGTCTTCAGCGTCATGGCGGATTGCCCGCAGCACACGTTCCAGATCCTGACAAAGCGGCCAGCGCGAATGCTGGAGGCTCTCGAATGGATCGAGGAACACTCCGGCGGTCACCACGGCAATTGGCCACTCCAGAACGTGCATCTCGGCGTCTCATGCGAGAATCAGGAGACGGCAAACGAGCGGATCCCGATCCTCCTGAAGTGCCCGGCCGGGGTCAGGTTCGTCTCGGCCGAGCCCTTGCTGGGCGCCATCGCCTTCGGCGAGAAGCATCTCGGCCAGGGCTCTGACTGCCCGGAATGCGGGTGGGGAGTTCTCGTCGACGAGGAAGGATGCTGCGCCACCTGCGGCGAGTACTCGATGTGGTACGGGCTCGACTGGGTGATCGTCGGCGGCGAGAGCGGGCCCCGCCGTCGTGATTGCGAAGTCGAGTGGATCCACTCCATCGTCGAGCAGTGCGAGGGCGTCGGGGTCCCGTGCTTCGTGAAGCAGGACAGCGGCGCGCGCTCGGGAGGACAGGGACGGTTGTCTGACGAACTGTGGTCCATCAAGCAATTCCCCGTGACAGGAGAGACACCATGAGCCTCGCCGAGCGGATCTTGTCCCGACTCCTGCACCGCCGCGTGATCATGGACCGCGAAGGGGGAACCAAGTACCTCAGCCGGTGGTACATCCTTGGCACGAGGTTCGACTCCAACGGCAAGAAGCTGTCCCACTCCCGGCTCCCCTTCAGCCTGTTCGTGCACCGCTTCCACCGCTCGGACGACGATGGTTGCCTTCACAGTCATCCCTGGGCTTGGAGCGTGGCCCTGATCTTGCGCGGCGGGTACTCGGAGGAGCGCCGGGTGGGCGACGAGGTCATCCGCCGGCTGGTGAAGCCCTGGCGCCTGAACTTCATCCGAGGGACCGACTACCATCGGGTGGACCTGGTAGGGCATGACGCCTGGAGCTTGTTCCTGGCCGGACCTAAGGTGTCCACCTGGTACTTCTGGGACCGGGAGACCAAGCGCCGGATGGAATGGCGGTCGTTCATTGCCATGAAGAGGGGCCTGGGAGCGCCTGGGAACGCCTGGGAGGCCGATTCGAGGGCGGCAAGCCCTGAGGTACTCACCAGGCGATGAACGGGGCTCCTGGAGCATCCTGTGCGTTCTGGGGCCCAGACGCACGAAGGGCCCGGAGTGTTAGTCCGAGCCCTGTTCGTGCAACCCGTTTTGCTTTTTCAAGCCAGTGGGTTAATCTGGGGGTTGTCCAGACCCGCGTTCGGGGGAAAAGATCCCACGGATGCGGGCGGTTGTCAAACCCCTATCCGATGGAGACTTTCGAATGAGCGCAAGCGGCGGTAGTGCGTGGTATTCGGAGATACTGAAGGACCCGAGGTGGCAGAAGAAGCGACTGGAGATCATGAGTCGCGACGGGTTCAAATGCGTGAACTGCGAAGCGTCAGATAAGACGCTTCACGTTCACCACCTGCGATACCTCAAGGGCAAGAAACCATGGGAGCATGGCGACGAGAACCTCCAGACGCTCTGCGTGGATTGCCACGCAACCGAATCAGTGGTTGACGAGAGACTGAAGGAGGCGATTTTCGCCTATGCCATTTTCTGCGGTGGCAAAGAGGGTCTGCTCGGGTACCTGGAGGCGGCGGCCGCTTATTGGCATTTTGGCAAAGATGGCGATCACGCCCCGTTGTCAGTGAAAATAATAAGTACTGCCCACGCATGCGGAATAGCCAAGTGGCTCAGGGAGCAGGACGCCGGGGTCGACATCGATGGCGCTGGCGTAGTAGCCTTGGCAACCATCGATGAGGAGTCATCGCTGGCCATCGTCGACATCCAGGGTTTGCTGTTCAGTCTTCTGCCGGCGGGTGACCCGAGGCTTCCTCGCCCATGAGCTGCGCGTGCCATGTCCAACCTTCCGTCAGAAGGACCATCCGAATCAGCAAGGAGGAGACCGTTCGGTCCATGGTTTGCCCTTGCTGCCATGCGACCTGGAAAACGCGTGAACTGGACATCGTGGGGAGCCATATGGAGGCAGTTAACGGGTGGCATATGGCCACTAATAGCCAGATCACAGATGTGATCGAAGATGATCCGATACCAAGAAGATCCAATGAAATTGCGGTGATCACGAAGTTGTCGGGCATTTCTACGCCTCGCGTTAAGGGGGGAGGGGGGGTTTCCGTGATCCACTCTCCAGAAAGTGATCAGCCTCTAAGTGATGATCATCAGGGATTGATCCTCCAACTTCCCAGTAAACCTACCGCGCGCGCGCCCGCGACCCCTGCGCCCGCGACCCCAGGGGCATTCGATCGATTCTGGGCCGCCTACCCGAGGAAGGTGGCCAAGGCCAGGGCCCTTGCGACGTGGAAAAAGAAACGCCCAATCCTCTCCGTCGTCCTGGACGCCCTGGAGTGGCAGAAGGTCGAATGGGCCAAGGGGGATCTGAAGTTCATCCCTCATCCGGCATCTTGGATCCACGACGGTAGATGGGAGGACGAGCGCCCGAAGCCAGGCGCCAACGCCCCCGTCCGCGACGTCGCCATTGGCTGGGCACCGGCCCCTCGTCGCTCCGAGAACTTCGTGGAAGGCGTCGGCGGATACGCCAGCGTGAAGGGGGCGAACGAATGAAACTTCCAGAGCGCACCGCTGGTGAAGACCTGGAGGCGTGGATCGCTCGCCTGTACGAATTGGAGATGTCTCCAGCCGGGAAGGCGGCTCGGCGCGACGAGGTCGCCGCCGGGATCGTCAAGGCCCGTGGCGAGCAGCGGGCGCAATTGGTGGCGATGGGCGCCCCTCTCGTGGCGGTCACCGCCCTTGAACACTTGAAGAAATCTCCCCTCATCGCCGCCGTCCGGGAGAATCCACCGCGTGTTCTCCTGGCCCTATCTGCTGGCGTAGGAGCTGGAAAGACGGTCGCAGCATGCGCGGCGATGCTCGACGTTCTTCAGTCAGGCTGGGAGTCGCTGTTCGTCCGGGCCATCCCATTCGCCCGGTGGGATCGATACGATGATGACGAGATGGGTCGGCTATTGGAAACTCGACTCCTGATCATCGATGATCTCGGACAGGAATTCATGGACGCGAAGGGGAATTTCGCCGTCCTCCTGGACGAAGTCACGGCAACGCGATCGGAGAATAACCTGCGAACGATCCTGACGACGAACCTGAGTGTCGGCGACTTCCGGACTCGATACGGTGAGCGCATCGCCAGCCGCATCTCTGGCCTCGGGGGATTCTTCGAATACTCGGGCCGCGATCTCCGGGTGAAGCCATGAACGCGCCGCCGTTCTCCATGGAATCCGAGAAGGCAGCGCTCGGGTCAGTCCTGATCCGGAACACAGCCTACGACGAGGTGTCATCGCTCGTCGTCGCGGAGGACTTCGTCGGCCTTGGGCACGATGCGATCTTCCGAGCGATGGGCGTCCTCGTGGCTGCTGGCAAGCCGCCGGGGGACGTGATGCTGCTGATCGAAGAGGTCCGTCGCTCGGGCAGTCTCGGCAAACTCGACGGCGGCGAGATGTACATGCTCACGTTGAGCGGGGCTGTCCCCACAGCCGAAAATGCTGTTCACTACGCACGGATCATCCGGGACAAAGCCGTCTTGCGCCGGGTCATGGCCGCTTGTGCAGAGACGATTGCACGAGCCAGTTCCAACGAGGCGGTTGGCGCATCCGCCGTACTGGCGGATCACATGGCTGGATTCGAAGCCATTACGATTCGCGGCGATCGCGGCTCCGAGTCATACTCCGATCTCGGTAGTCGCGTGCTCGATGTCGTCGAGGCGAAGTGCAAGGCACCTGACGGCTACCAGATCCCGATCGGCATCAAGGAGTTCGACGAGGAATACGGCGGCTTCAGAGCTGGGCAATTCGTCCTGATCGGTGGGCGCCCAGGGAACTTCAAGACGACGTTTGCCGTCAACACCGCCGTCCGGATGGCGATGACGAGCAACATCTCGTCGCTGATCTTCTCGCTCGAAATGTCGAAACAGGAATTGTTCGAGAAGATGCTGGCCCAGATTTCCGAAGTGGACTCGAAGAAGATCACACGCGGGACGCTCGACGTCGCGGAATGGAAGTCAATCCACGGGGCACACAAGGTTCTGTCTAAGCTCCCGATCCTGATCGACGACCGCGAAGATATCGCCGCCGAGGATCTGTGCTCCGCGGCTCGGATGTGGTCGCGCTCGGTAGATGCCGGCGGACCACCGAAGATGAAAGCGATTTGGATCGACTCCATGTCTCAACTCTCGCTGCGAAAGGAAGGTCGGCGGTTCGATGACGTCTCGAAGATTTCGCGGATGCTGAAGCGCCTGGCGCGGTCCCTAGGCTGCCCGGTGTTCCTGGTGGCGCACGTCAACCGCGAGGTCGAAAAGTCAGTGCGACCGCGCAAGCCGAGGCTCTCCGATCTCCGTGAGTCTGGAAGCCTTGAGCAAGACGCCGACGTCGTCCTGTTCCCATGGATCACTCCGGGCCAGTCGGCAGACGTCCTCGACGCTCACCTGCTGATGGTCAAAGTCCGCGACGGCGTGCCGTCCGAGGTTCCAGTCTCGATCCATCGGCGGTGCGGGGCCTTCAAAAGCCGCGAAGACTCAACGTTCGTGAGCACACTCGCCTCTGCCCCCGACCATTGGGGCAACCCGGAATGAAGACCAAGAACATCGATATGTTTGCCGCCCCGGCTGCTCCAGTCGCTCCCAGTGCCCCGCTCAGGGCCTCCAAGGCCCCGGCGCCCCAGCCGACAGAGAACGCCCCGCCAGCGCGAAGCCAGAGGCCCTGGGTGACGGCTCCGCCGGCCAGGACGCCTGTGTACTACATCACATCGGGCATCTCGACCTACGTCTGGCTGTGCCCCAGGCACGTCGTCGCCCGGAAGAAGGCCGGTTGGACGGTCAAGGGAACCGGGACCTACGCTGACTGGGGCTGCGACGATTGCCCTCGCGAGACGGGCTAACTTCCCTCGTACGGAGGGAACGATGAGCGAAAGAAAAGTCAGCACCGATGCCTTGGAGACCCTTGGCACGATTCACACGAAGGACGAGAAGCGCGATGCCATTCACCTGGCGGTCGTTCAGGTGAGTGCCAAGATGCTCCTTAATCCAGGGGAGTCGATCGCGATCAGGAACGGCTGGGCACACATCCCAAGAGGCGACGAGGAATCCCTGGCCATCGTCGACCCGTTCCTCACGGCCAAGGTGCGCTATGGCGATCGGTTCTGGGCTGTCCTGCGCCCGCGCTTGGTGACGTCACTGCGCCACGTCTGGACGCATACCGCGTTCCCTGACACCGAGGCCCACCAGGATGGCCGCACGGCATCCGAGGTGTGGATGGACGACTTCTCCAAGTCCCTCGGGATAACCACGGAGACGCTCATGGAGGGCGCGAAGAGGTACCTGAAATATGACGACCGCCTGTATTGCGGGGAGTTGTTCGACGGCAAGGAAATTCCCAAAGAGTTTTGGAGGCACTTCGAGGAGATCGAGAAGACCACCGTCCCCCAGGAGAAGCGGCACGACTTCTTGAGCTGCTCATGCTGAAGCCAACGACGAAGCAGATCGCCGATGCCATGCCGCTGACCGAGAGCCACACGGCGCCGCACGGTCCATTCCCGCTGGAGCAGTTCATGTGCGGCATCTGCGGCCAGGGCTCCGGCTCCCTCGCGCTCTACCGCGAGTGCGACGTCGTCGACAAGCCGTATCCCGGCGACGAAGCCTTGATCTTCATCGGTAGGGACCACGCCGGGTGCATGCGTGCGATGGACGCCCATCCTCGGCTCTACATCGAGGAGTCCGGGAATCCGGGCAGCTTCCCGGCGCTCTGCGGGGAGTGCACCTGGCGCGTCGATTTGCGCTGCGAACACCCTGATCAGTTCGTCAAAAGCGGTCCCGGTCTGAAGGTGGATCTGACAGACCCACTCCGCGGCGCAATCGTCTGCGGGACTGACAGACAGGGGCGCCGCGCGCGAATCAGGATGGTCAACCGCGCCGTCTCGTGCGCTGGCCAAGAAATCAAAGGAGGGTGAGATGAACGAATCGAAGCCAGAGCATCCGACGGGTGACACGGTGGCCACGGACCTGAATGTCGAGATCGATGCCATGCGCAAGGTCTACATGGCGGTACTCGCCGTGCCGCCCGAGCGCCGCGCCGAGGTCTTGGCGTGGGTCAGCAAGCGCCTCGAACCCCAGCGCGCGAAGCAGTTCGTCCGCGACCCGCAGGCCGCTCAGGCGAACCCGGTGATCCTGCACGTCGGCGACCCGACTCCGCATGAGGTGGCATTCACGAACGACCCGAGGAAGTACGCGCATCTCATGGATCCCCAGGACGTCCAGTCGGCGACGGAGAAGATTCAGCAGCTGCGCCCCAGCCTCGGCCTAGTGAACCCTGGTGGCGGCCTCACCATCGCAATAGGAGGCGGCGGCACGTCGGGAGCCGGCGAACCGACCGCGACCATCAAAGACATCCGTGGCCACCACTCGCCATACGCCGAACTGGGGACTTTGCGACAGGTGATCACCGAGGTGGTACGTCACAAGTTCGGAGGTGTCACACCTGCCCCCGTGGCGATGGTGGAGTTCATCCGGGAGCTTCGAGATGGACCGAACGGCCCGACGAGGGGATTTCTGAACGTGATCCCGGACGACACGCTGGAGGAGCGGATCACCCAGCTCCTGGAGGGCTAACTTAGACCCTGTCACCCCACCCCGAACGGAGACCAGAATGGCCCCACCGACCAAGCCCCTTCCGGAAGTCATCGACGAGAAGACGATTCGCCTCGCCATCTCGATCAACGCCGATGCGATTCAGCAGGAGTACATCGAGCTTCCATCGACTCGCTACAAGTTCACCCGCCGGCACATTGCCTCCGCCAAGGCTCATCGGCTCGCCGAGTTGGAGGACGAGATCGAGGAGCAGAAGATTCGAGCCGATCTGAAGCGCATCGCCGACGAAGCCAACCCGCCGAAGAAGCTGACGGTCGCCGACATGGAGCAGATCGTGATCCTCGATCCCCGCTACCGCCAGTCGAAGGAACGTGTCATCAACGCCCGCGAGGCGATGGACCAGGCCGCCGCCATCGTCGCGAGCATCTCTGATAAAAAGGAGATGCTCGTCTCCCTGGGCGCCGACCTGCGCACCGAAAAAGAAGCCGACCCAAGCATCCGCACCCGCCGCTGACACCAATAAAGGACCCATCCACAATGGCACTCAAGGACATGGAAACCCTGCATCAGCTGTACCGCGATCTCCAGGTCGCAAAGCAACTCGGCTACAAGCGTCTCGCCGCTGCTCTCGCCACGACGCTTCTCACCTTGGCTCATGGGCTCATCGGCGAGTGCATGGGCGCCGAGTTGATCGCGAAGGCGGCGAGCGCGGCGAAGGAGGACATGCCGCCCGACGAGGTCAGGCTTCTGTTGCTGATCGTCACCGCCCCGAATGAATCGTTCGAGACCGTGACGAAGGTTCTCCAGAGGGATCTGGATGCCAAACTCGCCAAGGAGCGCGAGGCGTCCCAGGAGCCGGCCCAGACGACGACGGAGGAGCGCGAAACGACGGCGGGCTAACTTCCATCCCAACCACCAACCAACCCAAACCCAAAGGAACAAACGCACATGGCAACAACGACCGACACTTTCGTGGAAACCGAGTGGGAGCGATCTTCGCCCGAGGAGATGCGCGAAGACTTCGACGCGTACAAGCGTGACGAAGCCGAGCGCAAGGCACGCGGCGCCGTGGTCAAACCCGAGGTGGGCAAGACCGTTTGGCGCATCATGCCCAAGATCAAGGGGAAGCGCCTGACGAAGCGGACCTGGACGCACAACGTGAACAACAAGGTCCTCGCGCAGGCGATGGACCTACTTGCTGGGCTCCCGGACGAGCCGCGTCTGAAGGCAGCCGCCGCGCTCGGGATCATGGACATCCCGGCCCCCACGTTCTCCGATGGGTTCTCCGCGACCGTCTGTGCCTCCAAGGTGGAGGACAAGCCGTGCTTCTACTGCACGCTGAACAGCATCCTTCGCGGCATCGGCAACGCAGCGCCGGCCCTGGCCGAGACGACCAAGTACCTATCTGGCGAGATCAGTTCGAGCCAGGAGTATTTCGTGGGCGCCGTGAACCTCAGCGACAAGGCCGAGATGGCGCGTGGACCGCGGATCTTGAAGCTGACAAAGGGGCAGTTCGAGGACCTCGATCGGATCTACTGGGACAAGGAGGCCGGCGGCGACTTCTCCGATCCAGACAAGGGGTTCAACCTGATCATCGATCGCATCGAGGACCCGAACACGACGATGGAGATCAACGGTAAGTCGATGCCCAAGACGACCTACAAGATGTCGGCGGCGCGGACCTCGACCCCGATCCCGAACAGGGACTGGCTGAAGCACCTTCACGATCTCGACACCGCACGCCCCGTGCTGGACGTCGGCGAGGTGCGAAGGCTCATCGAGGGCACGCCGAAGGGCCCCCAGGCGCCCGCAGCGCCGCAGGGACGTCAACTCACCTCCGTTCCCCCGCCGGCAGCCGTTGCTCCCGCTGGCGTCGCTCCTGGTGACGCTGGCGAAGACGATGGCGATCCCGACGAGGTCCTCCAGAATCCGAAGGACAGTTCGGACTTCGACAGCCGAGCGAACTTCAAGAAGCGCGGGATCCGCGGCATCCCAATCTGATTCACCGATGGGGGAACGCCTGGTACTGGGGAGTCCAGGCGTTCCCCTAATTTGTCAGGAGGAATCAGATGGCTCGACCGAAGAAGATCAAGACCGAGAAGGAACCGAAGGCGAAGGCGACCGAGAAGACGTTCGCCGAGCGCGCCGCCGAGATGCTCCGCGCCGAGTTCGGAGAGGAGTCAGCGGATACCCTGGCGGACGGCGGCTACTCCAAGGTCCACGCCGTGCTGCCAACCGGCCTCGAAGTCCTGGACCGCTGGGTCATCGGGATCGGTGGCCTGCCCTACGGAAGGATCATCGAGATCAGCGGCCCCGAGGACGTTGGGAAGTCGAGCCTGATTAATGCTCTGATGGCCGCTGCACAGCGCGATGGCGCGGTGGCTTGCTTGGGGGATGCTGAGCGCAAGGTGCAGCCAGAATGGGTCGATACGTTCGGCGTGAACCGCAAGGAGATCATCCTCCTGCCGGCGGAGACGGTGGAACAGTTCCTCAGCCAAATCCGCATGATGCTTCGGAAGTACGGCAAGACAAAGAAGATGGTTTTCATCCTCGACTCGGTGGCTACCTGCATGCCGAAGAAGGCACTTGAGTCCGACCTGAACGAGGCGGAGATCCCTGGTGCGATGGGAGCCGCCTGGAGCCGTGGTCTCCGGGCCCTGCACAAAGCCCTCTCATCGAGCAATTCGATGCTTGTCTTAACGAACCAGCAGAGATCAAAGATCGGGGTCCTTTTCGGTCCAACCGAGGACACTCCAGGAGGCCGCGCGATCAAGCACTATGCCTCGTTGCGGCTTGGAATGTTTCATGGAAAATCGGTCAAGGATGGTGACCGCCACGTAGCGAAGTGGGCGAACGTTCGCGTGCTGAAGAACCACCTCGGGCCCGGGGCGAACCACCGCAAGGCGGCCATCCTCCTCGATTTCAAAGCTGGATGGGACGACGGCAAATCGACGCTCTATCACGCGCGCGAGGTCGGCTGCGCGGACGCGAACACGCGGTCTGTCGAGGAGGCGAGGAAGAACCTCGGGTGGTCAGTCGTCGAGGACGCCGGTCTCCCCGGGGCGGCCTGAGCCGTCGGCGTCCTGGGCCTGCACCAAACTCCAGCCGGTTCGCGTCTGCAAGAAGAAATGATCGCCCCAGCGAACGATCGTGAGCCGGTCTGGATTGTAGGTCCCGTCCACTGATTCGCGGCTGAGTGGCGGCGCGGTGTTTTCCATGGGCGCCCGTCACTGCGAACGCCGTGCCAGCTGGAATAGCGTAGATCCGCCTACATCGCGTTACGCAATGCACCCGATGTCCGAGGGATGGATCGGCGAGCGGGCCAACTTCGAAACTATGGGCAAGGAGAAACAAGTGGCCAAGCAACCATCCAAGATGCCGAATCCGTGCGACCAGTGCGGCGGCGAAGAGTGGCACGCCCCGGGGTCCAGGATCTGTAAACAGAACCGGGCCCGCAACGAGCAAGACCGAACGGCCATCGAGGCGACGGTTCGCGAACAATCGCGGTGCATCGCCTGGATCCAGGAGTACCGGCGCCGCTCCTTGAATGCCTTCGATCCTGAGTTCCTGATCCTCGACATCGAGAGCGGACTGAACGCCGAGGACGAAGTATGACCACCACGGCGAAGTCCAAGAAACCGAAGTACGATGTTGCCATCGTCGCCGACGTTCACCTCGGGAACCACCGAGGATGGGGTGGCCCCGTGGGTACCGATGGGCTGAACCAAGCCGCGAGGCTCGGGATCGAGAGCCTGGTGGAAGCCATCGAGATCGCGAAGTCTGCCGGCTGCTCCGTCCTGATCGTGGCTGGTGATCTGTTCCAGACAGCGCGCCCCGAGCCGGCTCTCATCGCCGCCGTCCAGCACGCGATCACGGCAGGCGAGCTTCCCGTGGCCCTGATCCCTGGGAACCACGACATGCCTGACGCCACCGCCGAGAACGGCAACACGGCGCTTGCCCCGCTTTGGGACTGCGCCCAGATCGTTGGCAGTCCGGAGCGCATGGTGCTGAACACGTTCGCCATCGTCGCGGTACCGTTCGACGCCCGCGCCCCGATGCGCAATGTCCTGGACGAGTGCCCGCTCCTGGAGAAGCCAAACGCCGACGAGAGCCGGCGGACCATCCTTGTCACGCACGTTGGGGTCTACGATGACTTGGACGCCAAGTTGTCGCCCTGGGTTCGCCTGGCCAAGGACGGAATCTCGGACACGGAGATGTTCGCGATCATGAAGCGCGCCGGCATCCGCCTGGCGTTCGTGGGGAACTTCCACGAGCATCGGCAGTGGACGGACCCGGACGGCCGCACCATCATCCAGTGCGGCACGCTGGCGCCGCACAGCTTCTCGGACGCCGGGACTCACCAGCGCGGGCTCGTCATCCTGACGGACGGCGAGATGTTCAAGACGAGTGAGGCGCGCGGCGTCCGGTTCGTGAACCTTCGGGGAAATGACCCGAACCACCTCGCCAGCCTCACCCAGGGGATCAGCAAGGGCAATCGCTACGTGGTTCGGCAGACGGGCGGCGCGCGCTGGGAGGAGTCGGAGATCAAGGAGCTTCTGGCCTACGAGTGGGTCCCCCAGAAGGCGCCGACCGAGAAGGCCAGCGGGGGCCCGGCGCCGACGTCCGCCCCCGATCCGATGGCCGCGCTGACGGCGCACCTCGCTGCCGCCCCGATGCCGCCTGGACTGGACTCGACCGTGGCGCGCGCCAGCGTGCTCGCGCTGGTCAAAGACTTTTGGAAACGCTCCGCCTGAAAGGACCACCACCCATGCAAACCCAAGACGTTGAGATCGAAGCCGAGACGGTTGTCGTCAAGATCGAGGTCGAGTCCGTCCTCGTGACCCTCTGGCAGTCGACGGTGACGGTCGATGGCTCCGTCCGCTACACGGCGGCATTCGAGAACAGCCCAGCTGCCGCGTTCATCAAGGCCCTCGACTTCGCGCGCGGCGCGAACCTGGTGAGCCAGTGAGCAGCGCTGAGAAGGCATGCCTGGAGTTCTATGTCGCCAGCCGGGAGCTTCTCCTGATCGAAGGCGCATGGGCGACCAGGGATCGGGACGTCAACATCGGGCGTTCACTGAACGAAGCCACCCAGTACCAGGCCGACAAGGAGAAGGCGACCTTGAGGGTCAAGAATGCCGAGTTCGAGATCAAGAACATCGGCGCGTTTCTCTACGAGAAGGGGCGCCCGAGCGCGGTGCCGCGATGATCGTCCGCCGGATCCTCCTGACCGACTTCTTGCGCTACAAGGATGCGACCATCGACCTGCCCGAGGTCGGGCTCGTGGCGTTCTGTGGCCTGAACGGTAGCGGAAAGAGCAGCTGTCTGGAGGCTATCGCTTGGACGCTCTGGGGTCGCTCCCTCCGCGGCGCCGACGACCCGGGCCCCGCCGGCTCCGCGACCGCCATGCTTGACGACGGGTTCCATATCGAGCGCCAACGCTCCGGCCGCACGACCAAGGGCCTGACCCTGTCCACCGCCGCCGAGTCCCTGTCCGGCCAGACCGTGACCCAGACCCAGGTCAAGATCGTGGAGCGCTGGGGGACCTTCGAGCGGTTCGCGGCAACCAGGGTGTTCGGCCGTGACCTCCTGTCCAGGTTCGGCACGGCGACCAACAGGGAGCGTCAACAGCTCCTGGAGTCCATCCTCGGGTTCGAGCAGTTCTCCCGGGCAGAGAAGCTGGCCCGGGTCGAGCTTTCGACGCGGCGCTCGGCCCAGGACGGGGCGGACTCGGCCCTCCGGTACGCCGAGAAGGTGCTCCAGGACGCGCAGGAGCGCGCCCAGGGCTCGGGACCGCCCCCGAACCTCCTGGTGCTCCAGGACGAGATAGACGCGGCCCTACGCGCACGCCAAGCAGCGGAGGAGGCCATCGCGAAGGCGCGCGCCGCCCGCGACCGCTCCGCGTCCCTTCTCGACCGCCAGCGCCGGGCCCGGTATGACGCTGGTCACGAAGCCGACCAGGCCAAGGCCGAGACGATGGTGGCGGCCGGCAAGATCCAGGCGGCCCGCAAACTGCTGGAGTGCCCGGTGTGCCTCCGGGGCGCGTCCGAGGAGGACAGGGGCGTCATCGTCGCCCACCACCAGGCGACCCTCAACGCCGCCGCCAAGCGCAAGGCGGACGCCATGAACCTCATCGAGGCGCTCGATGCCGACATGGAGGACCTCGGCGCCCAGGTCGCGATCCACGACAAGGTGATCCGAGCCGCCGACCAAGATCGGAGCGTCGCGTCCATCGCCTACGAGCAAGCCAAGGCAGACCTCAGGGTGGCCCAAGCCGCCAATGCCCAGGCCATGCGCGCCGCCGACGAGATCGACAAGGCGCAATCCTTGGTCACAGAGACCACCCAGATCGCCACCACGGCACGGGCAGTCGTCCAGCAGGCCCAGGCAGCCGTCGAGGCCCTTGGGCCCCGTGGCGCGCGTCTCAGGCTGTTCAGCGACGCCCTGCAACGCCTGGAAGCCGAGACCAACGCCGTGCTCGACCGCCTAGGAATGGGCCTCGCCGTCGAAATCTCGGCCCGCAAGACCCAGGCCAGCGGCAAGGAAGTGGACGAGGTCTCGATCACGCTCAAGGGCGCAGGTGCCGGCGAGTACCTCGGGGCGTCGGGCGGAGAGCGCACCCGCGTGGACGTCGCCATGATCCTGGCCCTCGGGCGCCTCTCGGGTGACGGCGGCCTCCTGGCGTTCGACGAGGTGTTCGATCCCCTCGACGACGACGGCATCGAGCGCGTCTCTCAGTTGCTGGAGGAGCTTGCCGAGAAGCGCCAGGTCCTGGTGACGAGCCACAATCCCAGGCTCCTGGCGTCCATCCCAGCCAGTCAGATTCGCCGTGTCTCCCGGAACCCGGAAGGCGGATCGCAAATCACGTAGCCCCGGCTCCCCTCGAATTCGAAAGAGGGTCTTCGAATTTTTCATGAGCACCTGAAATTCGAAAGAGGGTCTTCGGTTTTTCCAGGGACTCCCGGAATTCAAAAGAGGGTCTTCGATTTTTCTGTGAGCACCCGATAGCCCCGCCCGGGGCTTTTTGAATCCCCCCTCCCGGATTCCTAAAGAGGGTCTTCGAATTTTCCGCACCCGCCAGCCAGCTGCCGCGGAAGGATCCCGCGCGCGCTGCGCTTCCGGGAATCAAAAGAGGGTCTCGGAATTTTCCGACACTCCCGGATTTCTAAAGAGGGTCTTGGATTTTTTCGTGAGCACGGGCCAGCCAGCCCCCGCGCGGAGCCGGTGCACAGTCCGGATTCCGGAAAAAAGCACGGAGCACGGAGCACGGAGCACGGAGCACGGAGCACGGAGCACGGAGCACGGAGCACGGAGCACGGAGCACGGAGCACGGAGCACGGAGCACGGAGCGATCGCGCATGGGACTCAAACCTCCGAAAGAAAAAGATCGGGGAGCTTGAAAATAATTCATTGACGAAGTTTCTTAGTTACGGTATTCCTATTTCACCATGACGAATCAAACGAACAACGGAATCCACGCAAACGAAGCAATCGAGACGGCGCGTCTGGCGCTGGACCGCGCTCTTAACCGCGCGCTCGATGCACAAACGGACTATCTCGCGAATGCCGAATGGCACACGCAATCGGCTCTCGGGTGGTTCGACTTCGCGGCAGACATGCTCGCCTGCACCTAACCCACAAACTCGAAAGGACACGCACTATGATCAATGCATCACCTGTCAGACTCGGCAATGGTACTTGGGGGGCCCGCGTGGCGGACCCTGTCAACGTTGGCGATCCTGTCCTGATCCGAACCTCTACCGGGAAACGCTGGACTGCTTTCGTGACTCGTCTCGTATGGTCGAGCGGGACAGGCTCGATCGTCGAAACCTCGAAGGAACGGCCATCTGTCGCACCCGTCGAGTCATTCACTGCCGAGTTGGCGCGCGGCATGCGCGAAGGGTCGGAGGCAACGCGCGCCGAACGTGCGCCCGTCAGATTCGCGCCGCGCGTCCAGGTTCCCGCGCAAGCCCCGATCGAGGTCTCCGAGGTTCCGGCCGTCAAGGTCGAGATCCCGGAGATGCCGGCATGGTTGACGGAGGAGATCCCGGCCGATCCCGACGAATTGATTCCCGTCGACGAATAGACGTTCGCCAGCTTGATCCACGAAGCGGTACTTCGTGGATCAAGCTGGCTAGGGTCTCCGGTCTGACGTCGATGTTTACGAGACCCAGTAGACGATTCTCAAGAATAGTTTGTTGACACTTTTATTACTTACGATATCTTGGTCTCTCCGGTTCACACACTCTTTCGAAAGGCAAACCAACATGACCCTTCTCGCAACCAATGAATCCCAGCGCCAGACCGCATTGACCCGTCTCAACCGCTACGTCACGGAGGGACAGGCGCGCGCTGTCTCCGTCATGAAGCGTATCGAGACGGAGATCCCCTCCGATCATATCGTCAAGGCCGAGGTCGTTTCGTTCGGCCAGCACGACGGAGCTTTTCAGATGATCCTTCCGCGTCCTGGCTCGCAAGGTGCAATCCGCGGCACGATCCATCGCAATGCGCTCGGACAGATCGTCGAGCGTTGCGGAATGCGCGACATGCGCTACGCCGACCACTTGATCTCGACCGACTGGGGCCGAAACGTGCTGGCGAACAACCTCCAGCAAGGGATCCGCAACGGCAATTCTGGCTCCAAGTTCCTGGTACGCGGAAACTCGGGACAGGTGCGCGGATTCCTGTCCTCAAAGTTCAGACGCATCGACGCGCGGCCGATCGCGGACACCCTGATCACGGAGGCCAAAGCGGCAGGGGCGATCGTGACCGACGCGGTGATTTCGGACGTGAAGGTCGAGATGAAATTCATCGTTCCCCAAGTGATCGAGGTTTCGCCTGGCGAGTTTCTCGTGTTTGGCTTCAGCTGGGGAAATTCCGACTACGGGTGCGGCGCCAACTGGCTCCGCGCGTTCGCTCTCCGGCTCATGTGTTTCAATGGCGCGACGCTCGAACAAATGTTGCGGCAGGTGCATCTCGGTCGCGAGCTTTCCGAAGACATCGAATGGTCGGCCGCGACCCTGGCGAGCGACACCCGAACCGCAACGCTGGCAGCGCGCGACACAGCGCGCACCCTGCTGTCCCCTGTGCGAATCAAGGCAACGGCGGATCTCGTCACGCGCGCCACAAACCAAAATGTCGACGTCAAGACGATGTTGGCCAGCATGAAAAAGACGGTGGGAAAGGCGACCTCGGAGAGAATTGCAACGGCGTACAACTCCCCGGACGTCGAAGAACTTCCGGCCGGGAACACGCTGTGGCGGTTCAGCAACGCGATCAGTCTCGTCGCCAGGGACGAGAAGAACGTGGACGAAAAACTCGACCTTGAACGTCTGGCCGGCGACATCCTCCGCGCGTAGCTAGTGGCCAGTCTGGACTCCCGAGGTCGCTCGGGAGTCCTAGCGGGCCCCGAGCTAACTCAATCGCAAGGAGAACACACCATGGCACGTCTCACCGATCCCCAACTGTCCGCGCTGGGTTTCCTTCTGTCGTGCGTACAAGGCGCCTACGATCGCGGCCAGCACACGATCACGCCATTCACGCGCCCTAATACCTTGCGAGCGTTACTCGCCTCTGAATTCGCCGCTTATGCGTCCGACGATATCGTGATCACAGAGGCCGGACGCCAGGCATACGCAACGGGTGTCGGCCCTTCAGGCGACCGAACGCGCGCCATGAAAGATTCTCAAAAATAGTTTGTTGACAGATTTCTTAGTTACGGTATTCTGTTTTCTGTAGCAACCAACCAACACAAAAACTCTCTCTCACAAAAGGCAAACACCATGAAGACTATCGCTCTGATCCTCAAGCTATGGAATTCCTCTGCCGCCCCTCAGGTTGCGGACGTCGACGCACCCGCGATGGAGGTCCAGCTTTCGGCCGCCGATTCCGCCAAGGTCGAGAACCTTCGGGCCAGCCTGGCGAGCGACGATGACGGCGGACCCATCGATCTCAGCAAGCCGATGGACGTCTACGGATGGACCACGGCAGTCGGCGGCGTTCCCAAGTCGAAGTAACTCAACCAACCCACCAACCCCACCAACCCACGAACCAACGGAGAACCCACCATGATCTTTAACAAGTCCTGCCAGATTGACGCCGCGACCGGAGATGACACCACCCGCCCGTCCCTGACGTCAGCGTACCTCAATGTCGGCGCCAAGATGCTGGAGGCCACCAACGGGAAACTCGGCGTTCGTCTGCCCGTCACTGTCGAGCCTGGGGACGTCTCCGGATACGTCACGGACGACGCGATCAAGGCCGCGCGCAAGGCGGCAGGGAAGGGATCGGAAGCTTCGATCCACGCGAATGGTGCGCTGGCAGTCCCGAACGGTCCCACGTTCCCGCGCCCCGACTACGGCAGGTTTCCCGACCTCGCGTCCGTGATGCCCGATTTCAAGGCTGGCGACGCTGGCACCGTGACGGTGCATTTCAATCCGAGCTTGCTGGCCGACCTCTGCAAAGCGATCGGCGCGACGACCCGAACCGGCATCATCAGCTTCACCGTCAAACTCCCCGAGACGGAAGGGAAGTACAAGGGCCTGGTCCTGGATCCGATCGTCATCTCGACGTCCGAGTCATCCGCCCAGGCGGTGCTGATGCCCGCGCGCGGCTAGGTTCGCTGGCCAGTCTGGACTCCCGAGCGACCTCGGGAGTCCTAGCGGGCCCCGAACCACTAACCGAAAGGACGCCAAGATGGAAACCGCCACGACGACTCCCAAACCCGTCAGTACAGCCAAACGCCGACAGATCGAGGCAGACGAAGCGCGCGCTGTCCTCCTGAAAATGTTGACCCGGGGTCAACGGGTATTCGCCGAACAGACGCACACGTCAGCATCGGGAACCACGCGCCGTTATCGCGTGCTCGTGATCCTCCGGAACGACATTTGCGACATCACCCGCTTAACTGCGCGTGCCACCAAGCGCGAGGTCAACGATCGCGGAATCAAGGTGACCGGTGGGAACTTTTCAGGTGAGGTCGAGATCAAAGATGAACTTGCACGAGTCCTTTTCGGCGGGTACAACGATCTCGAACTTGGACGGATCTAGCCCATGAGGCCCGCCAAGCTCCCCGCTCGCCTCTTTGCCGTGTACAACTGGCTCGATCTGGCAGGCGAGATCCCCACCCTGCAATCCCTGTCAGGAGACGATCTCCTGGCCTACTGCCTGGACGCGGCCAGCAACGCGCATGCGCACGGGGAAACGGACGTCACAGAGTCTGACGTGTTCGCTCTGCGCGTGCACCTTGGCGCCGCATTCCCGGACGGTGCCAAGGCGCCTAGGCTCAATGCAGGTGAGCGCGCCGACGCGGTCAAGGCATCGGTCGCCAAACTCGATGCGGACGCCGCCACGAGCAATCCAGACGGCAGGGAAGGAGTACAACCATGAGCCCCGCGGACTATCGGATCGTCAAACGCATCAATGCGGACCTCACGATCGGCAAGATGCCGATCAAGCAGTACCTCTGCCATGCCGACGGGCACTCGGCGGTTGTCGAGTACCAACCCGCGCTCTACGACGGCTGGCAGATCCGTTGGATCACCTACATGGAAAACGAGCCAACGGCCGAGCGGTCCCACGCAAGCGCGGAGCACTGGCAGGGACCGAACCGCTACCTGGACGTCAGTAACGCGGAGCGGGAATCGGCAACCAAGCATGCCGCGATGCACTACACCCCAAGTCTCAAACCCTGGCACCCGGAGAACGACCGATGACAAATCCAAGCCCCCCAATCCTGGCCATCGAGACACTCGAAGGAATCCTGTCGGATGCCCGCAACCTCCGGCACGCATTCCAGCTACTGAGGTCCACCCTGCCGCCGTCCGAACGTGTCGAGGCAATCAACGCGATGACGCTCAAGGTCGAGGGGGGACTAGCCGGTCTCCGAACGGAGACGGAGGACGCGTGCCTTTGGGCCCCAGGCAAGCCCTAGCCCCACACGCATCGCAAAACGAACCCAGATGGCCCAGGACGCACGTAACCCCCCGCCATGGGCCCACCCCACCCAACGTCAACCAAACGTCAACCTGGCCCCTCCCAGGGGACCAGGGAATTGACCCAGGATTGACTTAGCCCTGCCAGTACAAGATCCTAGTTCGCATGAGCGACAAGGATGAAACCCCACAGCAAACCCCGAGCCAGGAACCAACGCTGAAGTCTGTAACTGGCGGATTACACAAACCAAGGGGTGGAAAGCGGCCGCCGCCAAAGGGCCCGTACAGACGTAGCGGCAGGGTGGATCGTGCGCTTTACGATTCGATGGCAGAGCGGTATTTGCAGGGGGAACGGGTGCAATCACAGCTAGCGCGAGTGTGCAACGTGGGACTGCCGACGGCGCACAGAGCAATCAACCATGGATGGCCTGATCGAGGATGGCCAAGCCTGAAAAGCAGAGCACAGCTGTACGACAAGCTGCACAGCGAAACGCAAATCACCACTGCGAACCCAGCACGCGGCAAGGACGCGCGCGACTGGGTTCAAATGCGTGATGACTTCGTCAGCATCTGCAACGGCGTGCGCGTGGGACTCAGTCGCGCCGTGATCGTGCTGAATAAAGCAGTGGACCAAGCAACGGCAACTGAACTACGCGCCGTGCGCGAGGTCCACATGGAGGAAGTCCTCGACGACAAGGGCCGCGTGACGAAAAGAATCCCCCGCACGATCACGGTCGACGTGCAAATGCCGCCGTCCATCTTTCGCATTGCCGAGTCGCTGTCGTCCGTGGCGTCTGCACTCAAGCAGACGGCACTCGGGGAGCTCGAGGTTCTCATGGCAAAGCTTCCAGCCGGTTCATTCGGCAAAGCTGGCCACAAGCTGACGCAAGCCCAGATCGAGTACATGGCAGCGAACAACGGAGCGATACCGCCCGGCGTCGATCTGGACGACCTCGGAGAGGTATAGCCGCTAGCCGCTAGCCTGGTACCACCGAAAGGCCCGGACTAACCCCCGGGCCTTTCGTGCGTCTGGACCTCGGCACGACAGGGTTGCCCCGAACGGCGTTTGAGTAATTGCAGACAGTTGCCGTAATTAAGAAACATTGGAAACGCTACCAGGTGCGAGACCTCGGCACGGGCTAACTTCGAACCCATGGAACCACGAGAACCACGAGACGCATTCGAGCGGGTGATTCTGGCGATGGCCCGTGTTGCTATTGCAGAGCGCGAAGCCGCAAGGGCCCGCTACCGCGCGGCAGGTGTCGGCGGCGGCGAAGGGGAACGCCTACAGGCACGCTACCGGGCCGCGATCGAGATCCAGCACGTCTGCCAGGACGAAGCGGCCTCCGCGAACGATGCACTGGTGCGCGAGACCGGCGGACTGCCGACCGAGCCGATGGGCTAACTTCCAGGGGATGAAAGTAACCGTCACCCTTCGCAATGGCGTCCGAGTCTCAATCACAACCGACAGCGCAACGGAAGTCGGCGCTGTCCTCCGCGAGCTAGGAGTACCAGGCGAGCCAACATATCCCGAGCGGGGCGGAGACGACGAACCGTCTCCGGAGGAGATTCGCCAGGCTTTCCGCCATTCGGCATGGGAAGCAAACGAGCGCGCCGAATGGCTGGCACGCCGTAACCGCTACGTTACCGAGACCTCCGACCCTGCCGCCGAGGACGCCTACGTCCCTGCCGCCGACCACAACGGTAACCCCCGGTGGTGGCACACGGCCGAGACCGAACCGCCAGACGCATCGGCCGGACAGCGGTTCGATGCCTCGCACCCAACGGGGCCCGGCATTGACGGAGAACCGCCAGACACGAGTATTACCGCTGCGCGTGCGGCGCGGTTTACTCGATGCATACCACGCGCCGCCAGCGGTTGGGCAGTCCGTCAACCGTTCGAGCCTGCCGAGGTCGTCCTACCGCCTGGTCGCGTCTGGCCCGTCGGGACCGATGCATGGTCCTGGGAACGAACCCAGGCGGATGGGACGCTAGCCTACGGCGCCTGCACCGATCGGGAATCAGCCTACGCGGCCGCTGGCCTACCGCTACCCGTCGTCCCCGAATCGCTACCGCCGGGCCGCGCGTGGCAACCGGACAACGCGTGGTTTGATCCTGGACAACTGGCCGCGCTGACCCTCGAACCTGCCAAAGCGGCCGCGTCAGTCTCCAAGCCTGCAGAACAGCCTGCCGGACCCACCCTGCCGCGCAAGGAGTCGCCATTGGCCATCGTCGGCGGCAGGGAATCAACCCAGGACGTCACGGAATGCCCCTCCCTTGCGCAAGGCGAAGAGATTACAGAGACTAGGCTGTCACCCCCTTGTCAGGACGATGACGCGTTGCTTAGCGCAGCTAATGCGGTCGTGGCGTCAGACGCGGCTATCTCGGCTGTTCCAGTCAGGGACCGGACCACGGGCAAGAGTCTCGTCGACGCGCCTGGCGGGTGCGTCTTGCTCTACCGCGGTTCGGGCTGGTCCTGGCGATGCACCGTTCCCGGCTGGCAGCACCACAGCAAGGGCGGATACGACACCCGCGCCGATGCATTGGCAGGTGTCGAGGCATGGCTGGCCAGTACACCAGGAGAGAATGACGGTGGAACGCTCGACCTCGTAGACCGCGAAAAGGCACGGTCCAAGATTCCGCCCGGAGGTCGCCTTTGGTACCAGCGTGGCGACGAAGCGTATGGGTCTCGGTCTGGCTGGTGCTGGGAACTTCCACAAGCGCCAGAAGGCCAAGGGGTTATTGGCGTCACGGATGGCGGCCCACACTTCTACTACCGCGATGCCTTGCACGCGCTATGGTGCGCTGCCGATAATCTTGGCTTGCCTGTCGAGGCGGTGCCTGCATCCCGTCCGACGGCAGATTTACCGCCGAACAAACCGCGAGGTGGGCGCCGGAAGGACGGTCAGCCGTACAAGCGCCGCAAGGTCAACGTCCCTGGCGACGGCGGCACCTCAAACGAGACGGCAAAGCAGGAAGTCGCGCCTGCGTTCTTGCCAGCGACCCTACCGCCGGCCGACGACAATACCCGCCGGTCGCGCACCCCAGGGTACCGCGCCACTCGGAACGAAGGACTCCGCAAGGTGCGCGAGACAGACCCGTTGCCAGAGGTCGACGACTTGGCTTCCCGGTTGCCGCACAGACCCACTGATCCAAAGCTCTACATCCACCCCGGTGCAGGTTGGGGGCCGATGGAAGACGGCGGCATCGTCAAGCATCTCGTGTGCAAGGGCAGCGGGTGCGATGCCTGCAATCACCAAGGCTGTAAGCGTTGCATCGAGAAACCGCCTCGGAAGTGGAAGGGGTTCGGGGCCATTTGAGCGGTCGCGTCCACCTCGGTACCAACGGCTGTCACGAGTATTACCGCTGCGCGTGCGGCGCGGTTTACTCGACGTACACCACGCGCCGCCAGCGGCTGTACTGCCATCGGCGCTGCGTGCTCAATCCCCTTCGCGATAAGGGCTACGTTCACCATGCAATCGCCGCGAAGCTGGCGAACGAACGGGCGGCCAAGCTGGCGGCAGAGCCTGAGCCCTTCATGCCGCCACGGGAAGCAACGTGGGGCTCGTACCTCAATGCCGGGCTAGCCGAGCGTGTCCGTGCCGCCGAGATTGAATTCGACGCCCACCTTGATTCGCTCGATGCTCCCGAGCGGTGGCAGGACTGGGAGCGGCCACGGTTCGATAGGTTCTGGAAAGGGAAGGGCCACCGATGACCGAACACCCCGAGATTGAGGCGATGATCCTCCGTCACGCGCTACAGGCGCTCGACTGCTCCGTTGCCATCCAGGCAATCCAGCGCGCGAACGCTCTCATCGGCTCCAAGTCTGCGCACTCTGATACCGCCATCCAGATCCTTGCCGAGCGGGCCAATTACCACCGTACACGCGCCGCTGAACTGCGAGCGATGATGCGAGCCGAGGAAACCCCAGAGGAGGCCAGATCATGATCCCAGCAAACGCATGCCCGAAATGCACGGCAACGGCAGAGGAGCCTGGAAAGCTCTGCCGCTTTTGTTCCACCGCTTCGCAGTTGCCGCGATCCTACTGCCGAGGCCAATGTGGCACCGAGGTCCCGCAAGAGGGTCTTACCTGCATCGCATGCATGAACAGGCGACCCAAGCCCGAGATGTACCCGTGTCCTGGGTGCGGGACGAACGGGTACACGCGCGCGCTCTGCGGCGCCTGCAAGGATGCCGTTGCAATCGATGACGCCCGCGACTTCGCGGGCCATGTCTCGCGCGTCGATCGTCACTTCGTCGCCCAGTCCGAACGCCTGGAGAAGTTCATCATGGAACAGACCAAGGACTTATTCGTACACCTCACGGCGGCGCTCGCGGTGCCCCCCGCGGCTCCCGCGCGCGAGAATCTCAGCAACAAAGCCCTGTACGCGATTCGCGTTCTCCTGCTTCAGAGCATCGACGAAGCCAAAGAACGCATGTGGCAGGCAAAACAGGAAGAACTGGAGCACACCCTGGCCGAGTTCGATGCGTGGCGGAAAGAGCAATGAGCAAGCGGTCGGAAGCCCTGGAGCGTGTGCGCCTCGGCATCCTCGACTTGATCAAAGAAGCCCGCGAGGAGAAGGGCTGGACGATCGATACCTTCATGGCCAATCAGGAGACGATCAACCGCGTCCGCGCTGTCATCGTCCCTATCGGTCTGAAGATCGAACTTGATACCGACATGCCGGACAAGGAATTCATCCTGTTCGACAGCACCATGCGCGTCACCATGAAGGCCGCCGTCGGCCAAGGCGAAGGGGGGATGATCAATTGATTCTCTACGTTGTTCACCACAATTATGCGGGTGATTCCAATCCTCCGATGGAGAACATCCTAGGCGTCTACACGACGGCTGAGGCGGCGATCAATCGAGCCCGTGAGATCAACCGCAAGTGGTACGACGACTATTGCAATGTGACGGCGATAAAGGCTGACGAACCGCTCGACCCTCCGGGTGACCATTGAGCCTCGGATCGATGACGGACCACGAGCGGATGATCTGGGCCGCTCGCCAGCTCCAGCTTGCCCGGGCCCGCGACGACTTCTCAAGGTTCGTCCCTGCCGCCATCCGCGGCGACGACGGCGCCCCTGTCCATCCCTCGATCCTGGTGCTCGCCTGGTGGGCGCATGCCCGGTGGTCCTGGGAGCGTAACCTGCACGCCGGCATCTACACCCCGCTGCCGGTCGGAGCGTTCACCACGGCGCTCGCCACGTGGCTTGCAGGGCGCGGCTACCGCGTCCAGGTAGTGGCGCCCAACTCGGCGCTCGCCGCTCACCGTCTAAGGTCGATCCGAACCACCCTTGAGTCGCCACAGGTTCAGCGGATTTTCCCCTCTCCGCCGCCGTTGAAGTGGGGTGCGCATTCGGCCACGGCTGAGCCGGCCTCGCCCGGCGCTCCGCCACGTGTCCTAGTTGACTGCCGGCCGGTCGCATCCCGAGGTGGATCGCCAGGGTACAACCGGCTCATCCTGGAGTCCCCCGCCGATCAGGACAATTCGTCCACGGCTGAGCGGCAGGACGCCACCCGCCGGCAGGTCGAGCTGACTTGGCTCGGCGCGCTGGAGGAAGGCGGCAAGGCGCTTTGGATATCCCCGCGGATGGCCGGTGGTCCGGGCCCTGTGCTCCGGGAGCGCGCCGACTTCGCGTGGCTCGACCAGCGCCCGTCCATCGACGGCTCCGCTTGGGAGCAGGAGGCGTATGCCGTTCCCGAGACGTACCCAGAAGAGCTGGCCGCGATCCTGCATTCGATGGCCGTGATTCCAGCCACGAAGGTCGCGGGCTAACTTCGATCGTAGGAGGCGACGATGAAAACGACACTGATGATCCTGGCCCTGGCGAGTCCGAGTCCCGTAACTCTGGCAAGTATCGCGACGATGTCCCCGACGTTCGCGGCGAGCATCGGCATGGATGGACAGAGGTACGCCGTGGATCTCGGCAAGGTCCCCACGCAGCACATCCACGTGCGCCTGCCGTCGGCCATGGCCCAGCGCAACTGGGAATGCGAGGTGACGCCCGAGACCTTGAGCAACGACGGGACCAGGATTTTCCGGAACTTCGCGTGCTCCGCTGGCGACACGTCCGTGGTGGTCGAAGCGGTGTGCGGGCGCTCGACGCCGGATGCCGACCTCGGCCTGATGGAGATCAGGACGCCGGGCGAGGCGTTCGAGTTCAGGATCAGTTGCCAGACGAAGGTCATCGGCGGGGCGTCGCTGTGAGCCTGCGCGACGCTTGCGATCACTTCGTGGAGCTTGCCGACGTCCGTCAGCAGTTGGCGAAGGCCCAGGCAGAGCGCGACGAGGCCCGGAGAATCGCCGCTCACGCCGGGAAGTGCCTGATGCGCATCGACGCCGCCCTGAAGATAAATGACGGCAGCGAAGACGCGAACGCCGCGTTCTTTGCGTTCGTCACCATCTGCACGATGGAGGCAATCCTGGCGATGAAGGATGCTCTCGGGCCATCCTTCCCGAAGCCGAATGTGCCGACGCCGTCCAAGCGAGGAGGCTAGCCATGGGCTACATCCGGAACGGAATCATCGCCGACCTCGAAGACGAGCTTGCCCGGGCGCACGCCAAGCACGGGACTCAGTCCTTGCCGCTCGGGACCCGCGACGGCGGGGCGAACCTCGTGGTTCGGGCCCAGGCCCAATTGACCTGCGACCGGCACACCCGCGAAGGGACGCTCACCTGGGAGGACATCATCGCCGAGGAGCGCGCCGAGGCTGCGTGTGAAGAGGACTACGAACGCTGGCGAGCCGAGACGATCCAGGAAGCCGCGATGTGCATAAAAGCCGTCCAGAGCATGGACGAAAAGATGCATCGTCGATGAGGCGCATCGAAGGTCAACACCGCGGCGTGAAGTGGGTCGTCTTTCCGACCAACAAACTCGACCAGTTCGAGGTCCACGCGTCTCACTACTTCAAGGGCCGCACGTTCAATGCTCTGCACATCGTTGATCTCCTCCCCCAAGATCCACCGACCATCTTCGAGTCCCACGCGCGCCACATGATCGACGCGATGCTGGACGACCTGATTCCGTCTGTCACGATGCGAACCGGCGGCGACGTCCGCCCCAACTGAGAAGGAGACACGATGCCCGAAGAGAAGTTGAAGACGTTCAAGAAGCCCCTGCTCTGCGAGTTGACCGAGGCCGAGAAGGTCAAGAAGGGTCACAAGGCCGGCACCCTCAAGAAGAAGCTGGCGAAGGTGCGGCTGGAGATGAAGGCCGCGACCGTCGGCCACAAGGACGAGATCAAGAACATCCAGGAGAACCTCGACACGCTCCTCGACGAGCTGGAGACTGGCCAGGAGGAGCGTCAGATCGAGTGCCGCGAGGTGAAGAACTTCGCGGCCAAGAAGGCCGAGGTCATTCGCCTCGACACCAACGAGGTCGTCTCGACGCGGTCCCTGATGGCCGAGGAGTTTCAGACCGACCTCGCGCCGGTGATCACCGACGTGCGCGACGCCGGCCTCGACGACGATCTGCCGCCGCCCAAGAAGCGCGGGCGGCCGAGGTCGGCCAATGCTTAAGTCGGAGGAACTGAAGAAGGAATGGGAGCGGCTGGGTAACGAGTGCGACGCCTCCTTTGCCAGCGTCTCCGCTGCCAATGAAGAGGTCACCCTGGCGGATGCGAAACTGCACTATGCGAAGTCCGTTCATTTGCGGCTTTTGGTGTCCCACAGCGCAATCGGCAGGTCCACGGCGGATGCCAGGAATCGCTACTTCGATGCCCTCCACGAGGAGCAGGAAGCAGAGCGCAACGCCGTCGCTGTGCCGGGCGGCGAAGTGACTCTCGGTGAGATGTAGGATCGTGGCGGCAGTGGCGTTGCTCATCGCGGTTCTCGGACTGGCGGCGTGGGGGATCGACGTGGAGATCGGGCTCTGGAAGGAATGTCGCCGCGACCATTCTTTCTGGTACTGCAACAGGGTCCTCGGTGGGCGCTGACAGCCGGTGGATCGTGGTCTACGTCCACCAGAATCCACACTTTCCCCTCGCGCGTCTTCATCGCCGGTTCACGAACCGTGACGGGTTCGAGAGCCGGTATGTCGACGTCACGCTCCACATGGCCCAGATGCTGAAGGTCGGGATGCCCGTCGAGATCACCCGCGACGGCAAACTCGCACCGTGCCTCCTCGAACCGCTGGTGAAGCTGAAAGACGGAGTACCGCTGTGACACAAGTCCGCCAGTCCACGTTGCTTGCGCTCATCCTGGCGACCGGAGCCGTTGCCGGCGCCGCGCATGACGTGGACTGGCGGCGCGTTCTCCTGGGCCTGACGGAGGCCAGCGCCATCGTGACCAGCTGGTGCGCGGTCATGGCCGTTGGGACCGATGAGGACTTCTGGTATCGTAGGTTCTTCGCGTCAGGCGCCCTGATGTTCAGCCTGATGATCTTGGTCGCGATCTTCCCCGTCCAGTGACGGGCCAACTTCCAGGGTATGAGCGTCAGATTCATTGCCTACCTCGCCCTGCTCGCCGCCACGATCGCCCTCATCGGCTGCGAACCCCAGGCTCCGCCGCCGCGCCCCGCTGTCGTCTGGCTCGACTACCAGCCTGGAGGCGCTCCGACGCCGCCTCATGATGACGGGTGCAGTGGACGAATCCAGCCGGAGCTTCGCATGTACAACGAGGACGAAGTCCAGTTCGAGGCCGACCTCCGGCGCCGCTTCGATGGTCTCGCCATCACGTTCACGACGGCGCACCCGCCGGGCGGCTCAGAGTACCTGTCGGTCGTCCTGACCGGCGGCACGGCGGATGATTGCCGCCCCGGGGCCACCGGAGTCGGCGAGGCTCCGATCCTCTGCCCGCTCGACCGGGTGGCAGGAACGGGCTACGTGTTCACTGGAGGCGGCATTGACGGGGACACCGCGTCTGGGTGGGCGGATGTAACGGCGCACGAGGTCGGTCACATGCTCGGGCTCGTCCACGTGGGGGACGACGACATCATGAATCCGCAGGCCAACACACAGGGCTTCGGGATCGCGCCGCTCCTGGGTGACAAGCCATCGTGTGACGGCTCGAAGATTCAGGATGCGCCGTCGATTCTGCTGGCTCGGCTCGGGCCCGTCGGGACCTCGGTGACGCCATGAAAGAGAAGACCTACAAGGACGTGATCGCCGAGGGGCGCCTGGCGAGTTGTACCGAGGAATGCAGGAAGCCGGTTCAGTGTGTTGTGTGCCGACGGTACAAGGCGATACTCGGTCGCGACATCCCCGCCGCCGCATCGAACGGGTACTGCCATTATCTCCAGTGCCCCGGCTACATGCAGGATCCGCCCGCGCGCCAGCATCTCTGGCCGAATGAGTGGATCCCTGCCGATGGACCACAATCGAAGTGATCCGCCCTGGCCTAGCAAAGGAGAACCCGATGCCAATCATCACGACCCGTCCAGGCGAGGACCTAGTCGCCGCGTACCGCCGCCGCTCCCTCGCCGTCCAGGGCCAGCTCCTGGCAGGTAAGACGCTCTCCGAGATCGTCCAGGAGATGCGGGTCTCCCGCGCCGTAGTCCAGCGCGAGATCCAAAGGATCCAGCAAGTCGGCGCGCTCGACGAACAACCTGACGAGGTCGAAGCCGCCGAGGCCCGCGTCGAGTGCGAGGTCAAGGCCGGCACAAGGTGCGGATGCGGACTCCTCAAGCCTCACGACTTCCTTCAGCGCCTGTCCGTCTGCACCTGAGCCACCCGTGAAGCAGTACCTGCTCGGCGGCATCCTGGGCCTCGTCATCGCGTCCGCCGCCGCCTGGCTGACCCGAGACACGTGGTGGCCGCCGATCAAGGAGCCGCCGCCTGTCCTCGCCCCCATCGTCCACGATGTCGTCTGGGTCGAGCCCATCGCCCCCGAGCCGATGGACGCCGTCACCGAGGAAGCGCCGGCTGACCCTGTGCCCGAGCCGGTAGAACTGAAGCGCCCCCAGCGCGTCAGGACTCGCGCCAAACCAGCGGTGCCTCTGATCAACGGCGCCCCGATCATCGACTGAGAGGAACAATGACCGTTCGCAACCTCGATCGTTTCGTCAAGGCGTTCGGTGGGCTCGACGCCGCAGTGGAGGTAGCGATCAAGGGCGGCGCGCTCGGCCCATTCGCCCGTGGTCCTGACCCAAGGCGCAAGGAGCGGCTCCTCCTCGAATGGGTGAGCGACGCGCAGGCGCTGGAGATGTGGATGAACCACCTGAAAGCTGGACCATTCCCGACGACTTGAAGAATCTTGTTGCTAACTTTTTCAGTTACGGTAGTGTCGCGGTTGAGGAGATAGCCACCATGAACACGAACATTCGAGATCCCCAGGAAGAGCGCCCCGACGTCGAAGAGGAGAGCGTCCCGTTCAGGCCCTACCCGTACGCGAGGCACACGCGCATCTGGACCCCCGTCCCGACGCCCGCGGCCACATCGCCGTCCTGGTGCCCGGCCCACATGAGCCGCCCGGTCTCCGGGTGCAATTGGTGCGTCGCGGAGTACCTGGCGGATGGTGAAGAGCGGACGGTCACCGGCGCGCCCGAGGTCGAGGTGACGGACGATATGGTCCTGGAAGCCGTCGAGGTCCGGTCATGACCGACTTTCCAGCGACCTTCGACCGATCCGTCTACGAACGCCTCTGCGCCTCTGGCATGCCCAGCGGCCTGGGAACCACAGAATCCGCCTGCGTAATGGCGGCGCTGAACCTCGCGTGCGGAGGCGACCTCACAGACTCGGCGGTGTCGCCGTGCGTGCTGCCAGCGGCGGCGGCCTTCGCGATTGGCCTCAACGTTGCGCGCTGGTCCTCGCCCACGGCCCGCGCCGACGGACTACACGACCTTGGCCTCGCGCTGCTTGGCACGGCGGACCTCGACCGAGCCACGTTCGTGCGCCGGCTGGCCGAAGGGACGATTCGGCGCGTGCTCCCGATTGCGCTGCGGGCGGCTGGGATGACAAAAGAGGCAGATCGGTGCGAACGCGAAGGCACGCGCGACGCCGCATCCGCCGCCGCCGCCTACGCCGCATCCGCCGCCGCCGCCGCCGCCGCATCCGCCGCCGCCGCCGCATCCGCCGCCGACGCCGACTACGCCGCCGCCGCCAGGGCCGCCGCCGCCGCCTACGCCTACGCCCGCGACTACGCCCGCGACCACGTTCTCCGCGTATCCGCTACCCTGGCGACCGAAATTCTCACCGAGCTGCGAGGTGCACTGTGACGATTGCCAAGTTCGACAGATCTGTCTACGAACGCCTCTGCGCCTCTGGCCTGTCCAGCGGCCTGGGCACCCGGGAATCCGCCTGCGTAATGGCGGCGCTGAACCTCGCGTGCGGAGGGGGCCTCACAGACTCGGCGGCGTCGCCGTGCGTGCTGCCAGCGGCGGCGGCCTTCGCGATTGGCCTCAACGTTGCGCGCTGGTCCTCGCCCACGGCCCGGGCGTCGGGGATGCACGACCTCGGGCTCGCACTCCTAGGCACGGCGGACCTCGACCGAGCCACGTTCGTCAAGCGCCTGGCAGAGGGCACAATCCGTCGTGTTCTGCCGATTGCGCTGCGCGTGGCTGGGCTCGCGGCGCAGGCAGCCCGGTGCGAACGCGAAGGGACGCGGGAAGCCGCCGCCGCCGCCGCCGCCGCCGCCGCCGCCGCCGCCGCCGCCGCCGCCGCCGCCGCCGCCGACTACGCCGCCGTCGCCGCCGCCGACTACGCCTCCCACGCCGCCTCCCACGCCGCCGCCGCCGCCGACTACGCCGCCGACTACGCCTCCCACGCCGCCTCCGCCGCCGCCGCCGCCGCCTCCGACTACGCCTCCCACGCCGCCACCTCCGACTACGTCCTCCGCGTATCCGCTGCCCTGGCGACCGAAATTCTCACCGAGATGCGAGGTGCGCTGTGAAATGCCGGTACTGCGGGAAGCCGCTCCTGCCGGCTGACGCCCTCCCTGGGCTTCTCCATTTCGCCTGTGCGGCCCGTCTGTCGCTGGCCATGGGTACCGGCCCCAAGAAGACCGATCCGGCGCGCCTACGCGAAGCCAGCGCCATCCTGAGCGAGGTCCTGGCCGAGTCCTCGGTTCCCATGCCGCTCCGCAAACTCGCGGCGGCGTGGCTGGAGGAGCGCCGGGGCAGCCTGGAGGCCGACGTGGCAAAGGCCGCGCTGCGAAACGTCAAGACCACGGGAAAGGGCGGTGACGCATGAGCCGGCTCGACGCATGGCTCCTGGCCGCCGGCATCTGCACCGCGGCCCTGTCGCTCTGGGCGTGGGTCTGGTGGTGACAGACTACCGGCCCAATTTTCAAACAAAGGAGACACCATGAAACGACACCCGCAACGTCAGGGCGACAGCGCCGAAGCCAAGATCCTCCGCAAGAACATCTCCAACCGGAAGCACGAGCGCCAGAAGCCTGTCGTCATCCAGGCTCCTCCGCCGTTCACGGTGACGAGCCTGGCTCGGATGATCGAGAACGACTCCAACATCCAGAACGCCAAGGGCGGCGTCCGTTCCCTCGGATTCCGTTGGAAGGACGTGAAGCAGGCGCTGAAGGCCCGGCGCTACGCTGCTCGGCAGTATGCGAAGTGGTTCGGGAACCCCGTGGTGACGCCGTGACCAAGCCCAAGCCCAAGCCCAAGGGGACGAAACTCAGCGATGCGACGTTGAAGTCCATCGGTCAGCGCGTGGTCGACTACTGGATCGACACCGGAGAGTGCATGCTGTGCGACGCGAACGCAGGATATGGCGTGCCGAGGTCGCACGCCGATCACTGCCAGCTGCGAGGTCTGAAGTGAACATCCGCGAGCCCATCAAGGTCATCGACCTCAGCGCCTACCGCCGCAAGTCCGCCGAGCGATGGCGAGACGAGGAGGAGCGCGAGACGATGCAGGAAGCTTGGGACCGGGTCCAGGCGCGACTGGACGAGGAGCGCGAGAAGTACCACGCGCGCGGCTGGACCCTGGCGATCGTCCTGTTGTGCGTCGGCGCCGGTGTTGCGATCTGTCTCGGCTGGCTTCCGTAGCGGGCCAATTCTGAAGGAACAGGAGGTCACGATGGAACCACTTCGAAGCTCGAAAGACATTCCGCCCCAAACGGGGATGCTGGTGCAGTTCGTTCGCAATTCGATCACCGGGGAGCCGCGCGAGGGGGCCGCTCGTCGCCGCCTGAAATCCCGAGGCGATGTGAGTCCTGGCATGTGGGCTGCTGGCTCCTACGACATCCTGGAGATGAGCCCGGCGCCACCGTCCTTCGCGATAGACCATGGTGTAGCGTCCAGCGAACAAGTCGTCATGACCCTCGCGAACGGCGCAAAGAGGTCGATGATCTACGGCGTGGACCAGTTGATGGCCCTGGTTCGCGACGGTTTCATCACGAAAGAAGACGCCGCGGCCACGATGCGGTACATGGCCGAAAACGAGAAGAATCGCGCCGATGCCATCAAGGGGCGCAGCCAGGCGACGCTCTACCCGGTCGTTGTTCCCCTCGGTCTGAAAAGGGTGATCACGCGCGCGTCGGCTCCCTGGAAGTGCGTAAGACTGGACTGCAAGACGCCAACCGCCGGGCCGTGGGCCAACTGGTCAGGTATCTGTGTCGCTTGCTCAGACGTCGAGATCGCAAAGGAAACTGCGGAGCTTGATGCGAAGCGAACAGTAGTCAATGCGCGCCGCGAGGTCGCCGCTGCCCCTCCGTCGGCTCCAGCGATGATGGGCGGCGCCGTGTCTCGTCGTGGTGGACGCTGGGGGACGTGGAGATGAGCAACTACGCTGAAGTGACTGACGAATCGACTCGATTGCGCCATGGGGTAAACAAGGCGGCGGCCGAGATGGCGGATGCGCTCGACAGTGCGCTGGCGCGCGCCGAAAAGGCCGAGCGCGCGCAGGAGCGGCTCGTGGTCGCGCTGGAGATGTCCGACGGGGACCTGGTTAAGGCCCGCGAGCGCGCCGAGAAGGCCGAGGCGGCGCAGGACAAGGCGATCCTCGAACGTGACCGAGATGTTGCGCAGGCCGAGAGCGACAGGGACGAGGCGCTGGTGTCGCCCAACGGCCAGCTCCGCGACCTGGAATATGAGTGCGCGAAGGCATCCAAGGAACGCGACGGATGGAAGGCCCGCGCCGAGAAGGCCGAGCGGGAGCGCGACGCCCACAAGGGCGACCTTGACGCCGAGGAATCCGGCAACGCGGCTTTGCGACGTGACTTCGGCGCGCGCCCCGACGAGACGATGTGCGAGTTCGTGGCGCGGCTGAAGCTAGATTGCGACCAGGCCAAGGCACGCACCAGGGAGCTGGAGTACATGGCCGAGCGATGCCAGGCATGCATCTGGGAGCCGGTGGCATTGCGAGTGCACATTGGGAAAGAGGAGTGGACACTGGACGAGTTAGTGGACGCGTTCCTGTCGTACCGCAGCCGCGCAGAGGAGGCCGAGAAGGAGCGGGACCGCCTGCGCAAACTCTTCGACGACGCTGGCGAGGGCGGGTACAACGTACTGGCGCTGATCGACCACTACCAGGATTCGGCGCTGAAGACGAACAACAGCCGCGCCGAGATGGCGGCGCACCTGCGTGACTGCGAGGCGGAGCGCGACAGGCTCATGGCCGGCGCGTGCGCAATCTGCGCAACCTGCGAAGGCCCGCTGACGTGCGCGAAGTGCGTGCCGGTGACCGAGGACCGGACGCCGACCCTTGCCAGCCGGCTGGAGAAACTGGAGGCGCGGGTCGTCCCGGTGTTCTGCTCGATGTGCGGCGCTGCCTACGCGCCCGGGATGCCGCCGGCATGCGGCCATCGCTCGGGTGACTCGGCCGACAAATTCGAGGTGAAGCCTTGATGTTGTACTGCAACGGAATTCCAGCGCCAAACTGCAACGAAGGGTGCTTTGCGAGAGTCCAGTGCGTGGTTTGCCAACGCACCAAGGCACCCCGTGGGCGTTCGGTGCCGATGGAGGCGGCCAACGGTTACTGCGACTTCGAGTGCCGCGGGTACGAGGTCGCGCCAACGCCGCCACATAACTGGCCAAGCGAGATGTCTCGCGAGCCGCCCAGTCCAGAGGTGGAGGAATGAAGCTCCGCGACCTCCCCGCCCGCGCCGCAGTGACTGCCGTGCTGTGGGCCGTGGGCGCGCTGTTCCTCCTGGTGGAGTGCCTCGCGGGGTGCGGGCGGTGAAGACCGTGGCGGCGCTGTTCGTGGCGAAGGGCGGATGCTATTTCGGACTGGACGGCGTCGACCCGTGGGACGAGGAACGTGATGCGCGGCTGTACACCGGGCCCCATCCGGTCGTCGCGCACCCGCCGTGCCAGCGATGGTCAAAGCTAGCTGGGTTTTGCGAGTCCATGGGATACGGGAAAAAGGGCGATGATGGAGGATGCTTCTCGGTTGCGCTGGAGATGGTTCGGCAATTGGGCGGCGTGCTGGAGCACCCAGCGTCGTCGAGTGCCTGGGGTGCATTCGGACTCATTCGCCCGCCACGCAGCGGAGGCTGGGTAATGGCCGGCGATGGAGTCGGCTGGACCTGCTGCGTGGATCAAGGATGGTACGGCCACAAGGTCCCAAAGCCCACTTGGTTATATGCAGCCGGCGTGAAACTCCCCTCGCTGCGATGGGGAAAGCATCCGCAGCCGCCACGCAAACCAGGGCACGATACACGCCGTGGGCACCTTGGCTTGATGTGGAGCACGAACAGGATCAAGACCCCGCCCGAATTCCGCGACTTGCTGCTGTCGATTGCGAGGAGCGCGGTACCGCTGCTCCTCCTCGTCCTCGCATCGTGCGCGACGCTGCCGCAACCAGTCCCGATGGCTCAGCCCATCGCCGCCGACGTCGCATGGGAATGCGTGGGTGGCGTTGGCCCCACGCCGGTCGTCCAGGTGCTACCGCAAAGCCAGCTCACGTGTTCCAATACCGACGTCGTGGCGCACGGTTTCGGATGTGGTCGCCCCGGTTACCCGATGACGCCGTCACT